ACAGCAAGAATACCGTAGCCCGTTGATATTGAAGAAGTGCCGGAATATATTACTGAATTGCTTGTGCCTAATGCGGAAATTCTAAGTGTGTATGTGAATGGTTCGCCTGGTAAAGCACCAAACAAACCAAACACACCTGTCACATCGCTTCCATTTGCATCTAAATTGTCAGCAAAAATTCTAGATACTGCTGTAAAATTTCCGTTTGCTGTGTTAGCATTGAAACGAATATTACCATTACCTGGATCTGATCCTGTGAGACCAGATTGCTGGAATGCGTTGGCCAAATTGTATTGGATGACTGTTGATGTTCCAAGATTTATTACGTTTGATGTAATTCTGCTATTAATAACCGAATTAGCGGATGCCGCATTAGCAGTAATCGAACCATTAATTGTGGATACGTTAGTCGAAATTTTCGCATTTATATCCAGCCTCATATCATTTTGTGATTTGGCTGTGGCGGCTAATGTTGTGCTTGTGCTTGTATTCGAATCATTCAGTTGAACAATACCAGCATTGCTTGTGTTAGCAACATACTTTTCAGTAACGATTGTGTAGTATGTGTTCTGTTCTGCACCAGTTGCACCATGAATACCACGAATCTTCCATTGTTTGTTTGCGTTTTCAAACTGAATATATGCATTTGGTGTGAAGGTTGTTTCAGTGTTTTCACCACGGTTAATACCAAAACGACCAGTCTGTGATAAAGTAATTGGTGTTCCACCATACAAATCAAATTCTGCTGAGTTGTATACTGTACCACCATCAATAACGAAGTTGCCTTTAACTGTTAAATCTTTACCAGCAATAATAGAATTGTTAGCAAAGATGTTATTTGCATTTAGAGATGGTGTATAAATGTCTGTATTAGCAGTCAAGAATTTCGTATTGATATTATCTACAACAGAAACGTATTGTACGTTTGCAGACTGTAAGTTAGCTATACCATTGGATGTTAATCTGTTTGTATATACATGTGTAACTGCTGAAAGGGAACCCGTGTTGATTGTATTTGCATTAGCAATACCAACAATATTAGCAGAAGCCGCATTGATTGCATTGATAATATTTGCTGAGCCACCAGAGAGTGTGGTGTTAGCTGTGATAGTACCACCAAGAATTGTTGTTACAGCCGATAAAGTTCCAACGTTGGCTGTGTTAGCCTGTGCAGTGCCGACAATGTTAGCCGATGCGGCGTTGATTGCACCAATGATGTTAGCTGAACCACCAGAGAGTGTGGTGTTAGCTGTGATAGTACCACCAACCAAAGATGTGTTGGCAATGATATTACCAATTCTAGCGGAACCAGCATCCAATAGACCAACAACGTTGGCTGTGTTAGTATTAAACTGTGTGTTAGCAGTAACGGTACCACCAACAAAAGCTGTTACAGCCCAAGCCGTGCCTGTATTAACAGTGTTGGAAGTCATTCTACCAACGATGTTAGCCGAAGCCGCATTCAAATCTGTGTTGGCCGTGATAGTGCCACCAAGGATTGTTGTTACGGCAGATAATGTTCCAACGTTGGCGGTATTGGCTTGTACAGTACCAACAATATTAGCAGAAGCCGCATTGATGGCACCGATAATATTGGCTGAACCACCAGATAGTGTGGTGTTGGCGGTGATTGTACCACCAACTAATGATGTATTGGCAATTATATTTGCAATTCTAGCTGAACCCGCATCCAATAAACCTACTACGTTAGCAGTGTTAGTGTTCAACTGGGTATTGGCTGTAACAGTACCACCAACAAAACCAGTTACTGCCCACGCTGTGCCAGTATTGACCGTATTTGAGGTCATTCGGTTAAGAACGTTGGCTGAACCTGCATCTAATGTGGTGTTTGCTGTAATTGATCCTGCGATAACAGTCGTAACGGCAGATAATGTTCCAACATTACCGGTGTTAGCTTGCATTAGACCAACAATGTTAGCCGAAGCGGCATTGATGGCTCCAATAATATTGGCAGAACCACCGGACAATATTGTATTGGCAGTAATTGTACCACCAACCAAAGATGTGTTAGCGACTACGGTTCCAATTCTGGCTGAACCAGCGTCCAATAAACCAACAACGTTTGCGGTATTTGTATTGAACTGTGTGTTAGCAGTAACAGTACCACCAACGAAACCGGTTACAGCCCAAGCTGTACCTGTGTTGACGGTATTTGAAGTTACTCTACCAACAACGTTGGCTGAACCTGCATTTAATGCTGTGTTAGCAGTAATAGTACCAGCAATAACAGTTGTGACCGCCGATAGTGTACCAACGTTACCGGTATTTGCTTGCATCAAACCAACAACGTTGGCTGTTGCCGCATTCAAAGCACCGTTGGCGGTTAATGTTGTTGCGAATGTTGTTGTAGTGTGTGCAAGTGGTGTTATAATCCATGTATTGGACGTTAAGTTTGCAACTCTTGTATTACCACCTACGACCAAGTTGTTCGCAAGTGTTACGTTACCATTTAATAATGTATTGTTTGCAACATAAAGGCTAGGGCCATTTGTTCCATTAAGACCTACACCATTAATTTGTAGGTTTGCAATGTTTGCTACACCATCAACACGAAGTCCTAGACCTGTGTTGTTCGCCACATAAATGAAACCTTGTGTACTAACAGTTAAACCATTTTGAATGGTTGCAGAAGAACCAGTACCAGTAACTTGGAAAGAACCTTGGATGATTGCATTGTTGGCAACCTGTAGTCCAGTTCCTGAAGAATTAATAATGAACGAACCGGTATTTTTGGTGTAGTTGTTCGCACCAATATCATTGGTTTCAGCCAACACACTATTGGTTGTGGTTACCCAATCACCAAATGTGTTAGCATAATTTAGAGGTGTAATTTGATTAGCCATTGCTGCCTTTGCCTATTAATTGCTTCAGTAGTTCTTTGATATCATTTACGTCAGATTTCATTGACGCAATCTCTGTCTTTATGTTATTTATTTCTTCTTTTTGGGCATCCATCATTCTAACTTTGGAATAATACTCATCTCTAGCGGCACTGTCTTTGTTAATCAGTGCCATAGATTTCGTATCACGTAAAAATTTAGAATCTCTAACTTCAACTAACATATTAAACACCTGATGGTAGTGCTAGAACACGAAGATCATGTACGATTGGTGTTTTGGTTGTGTCTGAAGTTGCCAAAACAATCTTGATCGCAAACTGACTAAATGTGGTAAATGTTGAACCGTCAGTGCTTGTGTAAGAAATTTGATTGTCCGCTTGACCGCCAGTACCAGGTGCGGCAACATACTCTCTAAGATCATCTCTACTCAATGAGAAAGAGTTTGGTGATTCACCAACATTTGTCATCAGTACCCAGTTTTGGTCATTCAGATTTGCAGTATCATTATTATTTAGAATTTTATAATAAACATATACCTGTGAACCTAATGGTTTGTATGCTGTGTAATAAACTCTTAAGTCGCCAGATATATTTTCTGGAGACAATACAACAGGCTTAGTTATGTATCTTGCAAGTCCATTACCACCCTTAGCTGATGTTTCACCTGAAACTACTGCTGTTGCGCTAACAGTTCCGTTAGAAGCAATCGTAATTGTTGGTGTTTGGATATAACCAGAACCTGGAGTTGTAATATTAATCTTGTCAACATAAAAACCAGTTGTTGCAGGATTATACACCAAGTTTGCAGTAGCATATGCTTGTGAACCACCAGATGCTGTTGGTGCGGAGATTGTAACTGTTGGTGGTGTTGAAGAATAGTTTGCTGTCACACCAACAGTGTTACCGGATGTCACATTAATATCTGTATTAGCCAACGACATGTTGTTAATCGAATACTTGATAACATATACAGAAGTTCCATCATCTGCTATAACCGGAGAAACATATTTGTCTGTTGTAGCCATAGATGCTGCCAATACAAAAGAGGTGGCCGAATTGGAATCAATAACTCTTGAACCTTTTCCATCATCCAAATAGATATGGTCGGGCATTGTTGTAGCGTATCTGCCTGGTTGCACATCCCTAGTTGAGTCAATGGAATAATCTGAATATAGTTTTGGTGTATAAGTATATGATAGTGATGTTCCTGTTGGTGTAAAATCTGTAACAGTTACGTTGAAAGCATCTGCACGAACATCTCTACCAAAATAATTACCGTCCAAGTTTGTAAGATTGTTTGCGTTGTTTGCAAAATATTCTAAATCGGAGTTAACCAACTTTCTCATTGGTACCTGTTTTGGTACAATGTATTGAACTGTTGGTGCTGCCAAAGTATTGAACACACAGTTATCAATAACAAACATCATTTGTTTTGTTTGGTCGGCAGACCAAGTAATACCGTTTTGAGACTCGAACAACGAACCAATATAAGGTGTTCCACCAATTTTTGTTAGTGTTGTTGGTGTAGCATCTGTTGGAAGGTTTTTAACTGAAGAAGGAACAGCAATTGCATTCTGTGCGGCAACCCAAATTTCATAATCAGGTGTTGTTGTTTGAAGCACGAAAGCATACAAATTACCAGACCTAATATACACTGGAGCATCAAATGTAAATTCTGTGTATGATGCTGGATCCAGATATTGTGGTGTGCTTGATACATTAATTTGTTGTGCAGTTTTCACCACCAATGTACCATCAATTGCTTGACCATCAGGATAGCCATTCACCGTATCTGTGATAAACATTTTTACTGCTGGTGAATTTGTTGCAGTTGGTTTTGTTTTAAAGTAAACCTTAATTGATTTAATAAATGCACCATTTGGATATGTTGATTTATCGATAATAAAGGTTTGTGCAACAGGGTCAACAGTATATGAGAATTGATTAATCAAAACGTTGTCACGATTTTGTATTGAAGTAAACACAGTGGACTTAGCGGCCGCTTGCACTGTTGCACCAAAATTCAGAGATTGGCTTTTTGTTGCAAGTGAAGAAGCGGTAAAAATGCCTTGTGCAAATGTTGTAGCAGAATCTGGATCAAAGTCGGTTGACCTATTATCAACTCTTAATAGTCTATCACCCGTTTTGAATGTATTGGCAGGTACTTCAAAAATACCAGAGAAGTTACCTTGTTCATCAGTAGATAGTACGGGAACTTTAGCTGAACTTCCCGCCTGTGAAATAAGGAATGTTGTTCCTGTAATCGAATAGCCAGAATTAATTCTACTTCTTACGGAAGGTTGGCCATAAACTGTTCCATTTGTACCTATAGAAACATTTACTGGATTACCAAGTGTTGCTACCTTTGTTGTTCCATTGTATGCAGTAATTGTGGCAGTGTAATATTCATTTTTATTTTCCCATGAAAATACGTCACCATAAAGGTCTTCCAACCAAAAACCCCATTCCCAATCACCAACCCATTGTTGACCAATTACAGCTTTGGTGGCTGTCTGCCTTTGATTCCCGGTTGTAATTTTGATTGTTGAACCAACATAAAAATCTGTCACTGATGACGCCGCCGGTCCTAGAGTGAGTGATGTTACACCTGAATAGTAGAAACCACCACCTGGAAGGGTTGATAATGTTCCTGATGACGCTTGAAGTTCACCACTTAAACTAACTTGTGTAGATGTTGCGTTAGAATAGGTACCAGACGCTGTAAACCCACTGTATACACCTGTTTGGTCAAATGTTGCATTCTGCAACGTTGCTGTGGTACTGTACGTGGAGGTTTTTTTGTCGGAAGTGAGATACAATCTGACAGAAGTTGAACTTAGTTTTGTTACAGAAACCACACGTGCGGTTGGAGTAAATGTTCCTGCCGTGAAGAAACCTACAACATCACCATCATTAAATGTTCCAGTAACGTTTGTTAATGTCACTGAATTTGGTTGAATGAAATAATCATTTACTTTTTGATTATCAAAGAACACGGAAACAGGAGTATTAATCTTCATGCCTTTGGCACGAACGATTAAGTTTTGACCACGAATGTATGGTAACAAAGTCACATCGGTTAAATAAGTTCCATTCAAGGAAGAAACTTTGTCATAATTTCCAGAAATTGTTTGTCGTGCTTGACTTTGATAAGTGCTTACTGTAACAGTTCTACCGGATGCTGATGTTGTGTCGTATGTTGTTCCCGAAATAGCTTGCCAATCTGTTGCGGCCAACTGATTAAGAGTTGTACCTGCTTGATAGATTGACATATTTGGATCAGTGATAAGAATATCTGGATCTCTTGTTGAGGAAACCCACATGTCCATTGGAGGATTAATATCAAGTAAGCCTTCACCAATAGTAACTGCAAATGGATTCAAACTGATTGTATTACTTGCCAGTTTTTGCACTGCCAAATTGGCAGATGTGTATGGTAGAGTAATTAATGTTGATGCACCACCAGTTGATGTGTGATACTTGTAACCCAATGCTGTTTGTGCGGCCGCAGATAGGCTACCATAAGAGTTGAATCCATCTTTAGCAAACAGAGGAGCGTTTAGTACCCAATCTGTTGCGGTCATAAATGAAAGACGCTTATTAATCTTTGCAGAATAGTCTGCATTTCCAGTATCTGCTGTTGAGAAACTTGTAAAGTTATCAACAAGAATACCATTTTTGAAACGATTCAATCCTCTCGCATCAGGAATTTGGAGATCCGCCGCTTGTTTCTCCAACAAACTCAATGAAGTGTAATACTCAATATTATTTACACGTGTTTGTAAATCAGAAATGTCAGACATAGCCCAACGTCTGTGTTGCACCTTTTCAAATGAAAGGTTCGGCATAACACGAGAATTATATTCGCCAGGCAAATACGCTGTATATGGATCGAGTGTAATTTTTCCTAACAACAAACTTCCATCTGGTTCAGATGGGAACGTTGGAGTGTTAGCTGGTTTTCCTTGTATAATTTTAAAGTTATTATCTTTCGTCAATACGAGATAGTCTTTTCTACCAAGATAATGTGTGTAGTCTGTAATAAAGTTCGTCAAGTCTTGTGGTAAAAGAGCACCACCGGTTGTTGAGATAGAACCAGAATAACGGAAAGCAAAAGTTGATTGTGCATTCACTTGTGAAAGTCTAAAGTCAACAGCATCTCTAAGTAAATAAGACGTACCGGCTTTACTTGTGTATGTTCCAATTTCAGCATAGTTTTCGGGCTTAGTTGACACACCACCATCACCAGCACCAAGGTATGAATTCACTGAGAAGTAACCATCACCACCGGAATGTAGATAATAATCCAGTAGTACAAGTAATGCACCTTTTGGTGGTGGTGCACCAACTTTTAGACGTATTGATGAATGTCCATAATATGTGTCTGTTTGACCATTATCAAACAAGAAATTATTGGTAACATCATATGCAGAATTCGTCAACATTGCATTTGTTGGAACAGTAGTTGGTGTTCCAGTATCAATGATTTTAACAATGCGTTTAACATCAGAGATGTACAGAGATTGTTTTGAACCTGGAGTAACCAAGTTTGCATATGGAATATAAACTTGTGAGTTTACCAAATCAACACGAATGCCACCAACGTTTGTGCCGGAAAGGTTAACACCAGTTGTGTTTGCTGTAGTCAAGTTCTTCGACTTCAATGCAAGTGATGTTGTACCCGCATTTGTAACAGCAACCTTTGCAATGATTGTAGCAGTAAAGGTTGAAGAACCTGCTGTAAGTGTTGCAATTTTTTTGGTTGAATCGAGTTCAATCTTACGTGTTGCAGAACCTGTAGTAAAGTTGATAACGTTACCTGTACCGAATCCACTGGCCGCACCGTCAGTTACAACAACAATCCAATTAGCTTGTACTTCAGCCGCTGATTGTATTGCAGATGATGTACCGTTGAAAGTTAAGTCTGCCGTACCCAAGTTAAACTGTGCAATACCTGATGCAAACGAAACTGTTCTTGTTGTTTTCCAAGAACTGTAAGAAGTGTCAGATAAGTTAAATAGATATGGATAACCTACATTGAACAATAGTTCAGGTGATACACCGTTCAAAAGAACTGTATTTCCATTGCTTACGTTGTTCGGAGTTTTACCCAGAGCAGGGTCAATACCCGCAGAAGCAGACCTATTAAATCCTGTGGAGGTTGGAGCCACCATCATGTTGTAATTTTTAGTGTCAAATCTGAGTGAGAACGTTGAACTTGACGTTGGTGTAACGGCAAAAGCTGTATCGACTGTTGCAGTTTTAGTTGAATGGTTATAACCAACAATTCTTCCAGCATAACCAGCACCTGGACCCGAATCGATTGTCAATGCTACATTGAAATATGAGTTTGCAACAGTACCATTAAACTTTCCGGTTGTATCTGTGAAAGTAACGGTGCTTGTTGTTGCAGAAGCTACAGTGCCTGTCAACACAGCATTTTGAAAATCAGAAACGTATGCTTTGTACACATATGTTTGTGTGTTTGCGGCATCTGATGCAGAATAGTGTGACAATCCACGTAAGTATCCTGAACCAACTTTAGTTGAATTATAAGTTGTTGTGTTTGTTGTTACAAGTGAACTGTTTGCATTGATACAATGGAAATCCACGGCAACAACAGACGAAGTATCAAATACCCCGTTTGCGTTATTGATGTAGAGAAAGTTACCATAATCAACAGACAAAAAGTTGTTGTTGATGGCTTCAGTTGTTCTCGCACGGGGGGCTTCTAGTGTAACATCAAGTGTATTTTCTACACGATAACCCTTGTTGTATGCTACACCTTTACCAATTTGTAATTGATATGTTGTGTTTGAACTACCTGGAGTTGTGTTTGCTTTTGGTATAACTCTGAAATCCTGAACAACGAAGTCACCGTTCGTATCGTAGGTTCTCTTAGCAAAGTAATCATTGATAACACCATATACTGTACCATCAACAAGACGTTGAATTATACCGGAGGTGATACGTGTGAGTTCAATGAAACCAGAATCTGAACCAAGTTCGATTGGCCTTGTATCAAGTGTGAGTGTAATTGTATAACGGTCTGCACCTGGCGCTTGATAGTTTGTAGCGCCAACTGCTGGATCCAATAAGTTTGGATCAGTCACATAATCGGAAACATATTCTGAAATTGAAAGGCCGATACGTTTTGTTGGTGTGTTACCATACTTCTGTACAATAATGGTTTGTGGTTGCAATGACACAAAGTTACCAATTGAATAACGTGAATATGTTCCGTCATCATTTTGTATATCAGAAAAAGAATAACCATTAACAATATAAAAAACACCTTCAGAAATAGAAGCTGTTGTAGAAGTGCCTGTAAAGTTAGTTGCATTAAGTTGTGCAACTGAAGCCGTATCAGTGGAGTAAATTACATCACTACCCGAAAATTGTTTACCTGACAAGTAAGTAACAACCAAAGTTGGTGCGTCTGTTGACGTAGCTTCTTCCGTTGCGATAACCTTCGCATAAATTGTACCAGTACTGTCAGTAATAATTTGATTTAGAAAGTCAGATGCTGTAATGTCGTTATCATTATAGGTTGCATTCAGTTTCAAATAGATTGCGTTCGTATTAACTGTGACCTGTCCACCGGATACAGGAGTATTCTGTTTGAAAATGTGATTAGCAAATTTACTAATCTGGTCCTGTAGAATGGTCTGAGATTGTGTTAATTCTCTAGCCTGAACCGCACGACCTGGACGGAATAAAATTCTGTGGTAGTGGTTATTTGGGTCGAAATCGTCATAGTATGGATCGACATTGAAGTTAAGCATTTTTGTCCTTTAGTATCCTAAAACCAATTTAAAAAGTTCAGAACCATCAGCATTTCTTTGAACAGGTTCTCTGTTTTCTAAGTAGGTCAAATAACCCGAGAATGGTATAAAATCTGGTGTTTGTTGTTGTAATACCACTCTTGATGTGCCTGATGTGGCACCATACAAGAGCGCACTGTTGTTTGCAGTACCTTGTGTATTTATTAACTTTACCGTATTGGTTCCAACATCAAAACTTAAAACTGTTGCAGTATATGTTGCAGAAGCCAACAAACCGTTTGTTGATTGGAATACTGTTTCATCTGGTGTATATGCACCAAAACCTTGTGACACAACAAAATCTGTGGTTGTTTTGTAAATGACAGCATTTGCACGGCCAATTGATGTACCAAAATAAGCATATGGATTTACTAACAGACCAATTTGTCTGAAATCTATGTCTGTAGGTAGTTTCCCACCTTCATCTTTAGTAAATTTGGCCGTCATCATAATGTGTCTGACACCCAATTCTGAAACTGGATTATAACCGTGCCCGCCAATTGGTGATGCTGGCGCAATAGCAACTGCATTGGAACCTAGAGTTGAACTGATTGTTACGTTTGCATACGAATAATTTGAACCAGTATTTGCAACCACAATATCGGTGATAGAACCAGAAACTACAGTAGCGTTTGCTGTAGCATATTGCCCGTCACCTGTGACTGTTACTGTGATGGTTGCATTCGATGGATCATATCCGGTTCCACCATTCGTCACGTTAATTACATCAACGCTTCCACGACCAGCAAAAGTATATACTGGATTAGGTATGGTAGTGGCGATTGGTACTGGCATCCATGCATCATCCATAAACTTCATTTTGCTACCTGAAGTAATAGTGTACATATATTTCCACTTGTAATCATCGGCACCTTGGAAAATCTGGTTCGCATTGAAGTTTCCAGGCTCAAAGAATGGCTCTGTGCTTACTACACCTCCATTATTGTTCCATAGGCACTTAAACACTTGGTCGAAACGATTCTTAACATAGAAACGTTTCAGAATAGTTCCGTTTGTGTCGAGTGCAAACATGTCGATATCATCTCGATAATAATCATAAACTTCACCAGAAGTCCAGTTTATTCTTTCGATGACAGGAGACATATCAGAAGACGTAATCTTCTTAGCAACGAACATGTTTTTAAAAGTATCTTTAAGGTACTTTTGGTCTTCAGTTGGTGCTGGAGGAACTGTCTCAGAGGTCCACGCTTTTACACGTGATAGGAAACAATAGAACGTACCGAGATATTCACCTGTTGTTGAAATCGTGGATGATGGCGAATAATACATCGCCGATGACTGGTAATATCCGTTCGTGTTGGTTAGAATACCTGTATTTGCTGACATTATATAATCCTATTATGCGTATGTGACTGCACAGAAAGTGTTTGCCAAGTCGCCATTGATACTGAAGTATTGTAGCTTTGCTGATCGACCCGATGCAACAGAGAGTGCTGTACCACCTGTTGTTGAATTGTTTGCAAGGCAACCCAGATTTATTGTTTGTCCGTTACCTGCGGTGTTTGTTAGCCATACCTCAACAACTTTACCATAAGTATAGTTTGAGAACGACATAGTAAGTGTTGAACTGAATGTAGCTCTAACCATTGAATCTGTTGCAAAATCGATTGTGATTGCGGTCTGTGCGCCAGTTAAAATTTTTGGTGTATAAATGAAACCTTTTGCTGGATTTACAACACCATCAAATGTAACAGAATCTCCATTAAAAGTTGCAATTTCATTAACAGTATTTGTACCGGTTGCTACGTTATAGAAAACAATTTTTGAGCCACGGTTCGTATCGCTGTAGTTCTCAGTAGCAACAATATCAACACGGGCAACACCAAGTGGCGCAAAGCCTGTTGTGCCCCAACCATTGCCAGCCAAACGCATTAAAACGTCATTGTTTTGTGTCGCTGTTGGTGATACTACTGTACCACGTGCTGTTCTTCCTGCTATAATACCATAAGCTGAACCATCGGTACTAAACGAATCAAAAATAATTCTGGATGGCGTGTTAGCTTTTCCAGTAATATGCAACATTGTTCCGGACTGTGAAGGTGATTGAACTGTTGCAGTCGCTTTGATTGTCAACGCCGCTTCTGTGGCACCAAAAGTGGAGTTAGCCAGTGTGAATGTTCCATTAACGAAACCATCACCAGAGATGTAAAAATCACCGGAAGTTGCAACTCCAAATGTATTTGCGAGTGCAGAGTTTGCCTTGTTGAATGCGGCTTGCGTGAATACGTTTGCTGTTGAGATGTTCGATGTAATTTCACCACGAAGTATTGCAACGTTAGATGTGATTTCACCACGCAATGTCGCAACGTTGCCTGTAATCTCGCCACGGAGAGTAGCAACGTTTGCAGAAATTCTGGTGTTAACAATAGAGTTGGCAGAAACCGCATTCGCTGTGACAACTGAGTTGATTGAGTTTGACCAGATACCAGATGAGTCTATGTAGCCAACAATGTTTGCAGTTTCAAGGCCACCAACCACAAAGTTAACCTTACCTGTTGAGTTGGTTGTACCAATGGCCAAGTTACCTTTGTTTGTTCCCGAAGATGAAATATACAAGTAACCATCATGTGCTTGTGTCGATGAGTATGCTGGATCGGAGTAGGTTGATCCGTTGATACCCATATCGATGAAATGATCTGTGTCATTACCATCATTGGCCGTAACAACAAAGTCTCCTGAACCCGAAGATGTTTGGTTCTCTAAGTTGACTTGAATGTATGTTGCAGAATTACCTGTAAACTGACCTACAACGTTTGGTAAAATTGTAAAATTGTTACCCACAACCAAGTTATTATTTGAATAAAGTCCTGCGGCCAATGTGGTAAGTGTAATCTTACCAGTGATGTTGGTTGGAATGTCAACACCAACCAGCACGGTATTTGCCGTGTTGGCATTGATTGAAGTGATTGATGGTAAATCGGTTATTTTTACTGTTGACATTTTTTATCCTAAAATAATTTCTCTGTTATCTTGCGTTACGATATTCATACCATTTTGTGTTATCAGTTCTGGGTAGTAGACTGTACCAAGTGAGTTGTAGAATTCGACATTCGTTGTTGCTATTGTTCTTCCAATTGAAACGTTTGCTGTATTCGATGAGAATGGTATTGTTGTATTAGCAAAGATGACATTGTTAGAATAACTAACATATGTTACTGTACCATGGAACGTGCTTGCACCATTTACAACCCTAATTCTATCTCCAATGAATACAATATCACGCATTTTGTTTGCGGTGTTACTGTACTGACCGTCATTGATAACATCATATTGACCTGTCGCAGACAATATATTTATTCTATTATTGGAGGTCAATACGTTTGCAGTTGCAACGTTTGCAAATGATAAGAATACGTTGTCACGAATCACTGCTGTATTGCCTACGTGATTTACCGAAATAATCTCAGAGAATACATTTGGACCGTATGGATATATCAAAGAAATGAGTGAACCCGGTAGTGCAATGTTTGCAATGTTTGCACCAACAAGCGCATCAAATTTAATAATGTTATTACTTGCATTTTCAAACGTAGAATACATCGATGCATTTGAACCTGGATCACCAGTATAGAAACCTAATGTGTGCGTATTCGATTGATGTGTTTCCACATCAACCAACATAGTTTGCTCAGATTTTAATGCATTGATTGGAATAACTTTTGTTCCTGATGGATGCAATAGTTTAAACAACACTTCTTTGTATGCTTCAAAAGATTTTTGTACAGTTAAATCATATGTGAAGTTATTGTAATCTTCATTCTCAAGAATCTGGTTAGAACTTGCAAAACCATCATCGTTTAGGTACTGACCTGTACCAATAATCAAACCGTTCAAAAACTTTGCTGTTGCAACTGCGGCACCGTTACCATATGTTCTAATACCATTTTGGTAAATATATTCACCTGTTTCGGCATTTGTTGTCGTGAAGTTGGTGTCGAGGTCTAGGTAAAGGTTTGCACCAATTGCACGTTCGGTTGATTTCAACTGAAGGTTGGTTTTTGTATTTGATGTGTAGTTATAAACCCTCAAAACATATTTTGAGTTTGCCTGCACTGCATTAGACTCATATAGTGAAATCGAATCTACATATGCTCTGAACACGGCCGAATTTACATTTGAACCCTGATAAATCAAATCACCATTTTTAATAATGTTTGAGGGGGAAACGTTTGTAACCATGAGGTCACGTACTTTAAGGGAAACTCTTGGTGCTTCAATATAATCTTCACCAAAATTCTCAATGATGAAAGATGTGATAGCACCAATACCACGTTCATCTGCAACAGGTGTCAAGTCTGCACCGTCACCAAGAACCGTATTGACACGGAGAGATGCACCTGAACCACCTGAAGTTGTTACTGTGAGTGTTGGTAAGTTTGTTTGTTTATAACCCAAACCATTTTTAGGGTATGTAACAACCTGATTGGTTGTATTTGAGTAGATATATTCTGTTGATGTAATTGAACCAGTTGCATTCACACTCACATTAGCCCTAGCACCTACACCACCGGCAGAGTCTGTAAAGTTAATGATATCACCGTTCGCATATCCAGTTCCGGGTGTAACAATTTGAATAGGACCTAACATGCCCAATGATCCTAATATACCCTTGATTTTTAAATTTTCTGTAGTCTGTGGGTCTGTTGTGTCATATAATGAAAATGCTTTTACTGAGGGGAGTGTTTTGTATCCACCGCCACCGTTATTTAATACTACTGATTGTATAGGATATGTGGAAAATCCAACAAAAGTAAATGCATTTGCTAAAGAACAAACTGAGTTTGCCGATGTGTTTGCTGGAAAAAATGGATAAGAAGATGCACCAATTTGTGTTGCCGCAAACAGAGACAGACTCATGTAATTTTGTGGAACGAATGCCACATTAATTTCACCTGATGGATTAACAGTACCAACGTTAGCGATAGCACCAGAACCTCCACCACCAAGTATCCTGATGTATGTGTTCGGGTCTGGTCTATAACCATATGATCCATTTACAACCGTAATATCACGGAGGGAACCTGTCGTTGTTTCATATACATATGCTGTTGCACCAATGCCGTTTGCAGAGTTTAAACCACCATAGAATACAACTGGATCACCAGAATATGTTGGTGATCTACCATTATAAAGTTGTCCACGTTTGGTTGAGTTGATGTTAACTGCTGAAATGGAACCAAGAATCTTAGCCCGTAATACGGTTGCACCTACAGTTCCTTCTGAAACTACTTTTGAATCTTTAAAATAAAGCGTTTGATTGTTATTGTCAACTACTATTACATCTTCACCCGAAACAAATAGACGTTCGATGTTGGCGATGTAAACTTCTGTTCTATTTCCAACAGCAACACTTCTTTCAACTGTTGCAATAGATTTTGATGTTTCACCAAACAATCTGTAGTTGTTGATTGACAACCATTGTTCATCATTAGTTGCGAGTCTCAGACTCTTAGAAACGTACCACTTACCATCGGATGCTTTGAAAATAACATCACGTGTTAGAAAAATTTCAGCATCCGAATTGTACAATGCACGGAATAAAAATTGATAAGAAGCTGGTGTACCCTTGCGTGAGTACAACTCTTTAGCCATTCTAATCAGTTTGCTTTTATCTGCAAGACAATCTGCTGGAAAATTTGGTAAAAATTGGTTGATATAATAATCAATAAATTTATTGAATGTTTCACCAGGCTCCACAAAATCTATGTCTTGATAGTTCAAAAGATTTTGTGTTCCGTAAATAACACCTTCTTTACCAGAACCAATGTTCTGTTGTTCCATCCATTCATAGTATGCCTGAATGAATGCAACGAAAGTTTGGTAGTTATCATCAGACCTGATAAACTCAGGTAACTGATAAGGAACTTTTAACGAGGTTTTTTTGGCGAAATCAGTAGTCATTATTGTACACTAACATTTACTGTGATTGCTTCGGGGTCAAAATCGTCAACTGCTACAATTTTATTATATGTTGATGATATAATCGTGGAATCTGGAACGACAGAAATTGTAAACTGACCTAACGCATTGTTCACTTCAAGTGGTGCAAAATCTGTGAGTGTTACTTTACCAGTTAAATAATCAATTGTTCCTGCATCTGCATTCAAGATTGTTTTGACGTTGTTGAGATAAAAATAAGACCTAATAATACCTTGTGAACCTTGCAAAACTGGTGCGGCATATGCTAATGCACCAGATGTATCACCATCTTGTGGAGTAATTGTCACAAACGCTTCTGTGTAATTGTAACCAGGATTTGTTACAACAATACTATTAACACGACCAGCAACAAGAACTGCATAAGCAGCCGCATCTAGTCCATCACCAGAAATAGTTACTGTCGGCACTTTGGTGTAACCGAAACCTTGATTCACAACGTTAATTGTTGCGACACCACCAGTTGTTGTTGGAACTTCTTCAAAATATACTCCTCGTCTAACACCAGAAATGGCACTAGCATCTGCTTGCGAGAAGTCTGGTGAAGATGTTAGACCCGCATTGAAGTAATTTCTTTTGAGTGCAACACCAAAATCCAGAATGTAAGTTGTTCTTGAATTCAATCTCGGATAGAATTTTTTCTGTAATTTTACGGTTGATTCATTTGTAATGATTGATGTATCTGCCGTTTGTATGCTAGAAATTAACTCTGGTAATTTAAACACAGAGTTAAATGTGTTCAGTGTTGTTGAAGAAAACGTATTGATTGCGGAAACGACAGCACTTTGAATTTGATTACCGGTCAGTGTGGTCTTCTTTGGATCATACAAAACTTTTGTATTTATTTTTACAAATGTATAATCCGCATCAACAACAGTTGGCACAACAGTCAAAACTGAAATTGGTTTAATAACTTCAGATATAAGTTTTTCTTTTTGTGTTGGTGTCAATGTGTATCCACCAGAAGGCTTAACTGCACAGAAGATTTGCCCATAAACTGGTGGATTATTTTCCTCTCCACCCCATACTGATACAGAATCAATTGGTAAATTGGTAGAATTATTCTGGATTAGATAGATGTAATCGTCTTTTGTCACAGCACGACCTTGTGCGGCATAAGCCTTAGGTGCTGTAAATTTAATGGAATCTATTGTTTCTTTATTAGAACCTTGTGTCGCAGATGTAACAGAATTTACTACTGTGTTAGAAAAACCACCGATGCTAGTCATGGCGGTAAAAGAGTTTGCACCAAAGGCCGAGGTACCTGATGTTGTAATGTATGTTAGATTAACGATGTTTCCGTTTATGAGAGATTTTCCTAATAGTCCGTCACCAAAATAAATCTTATATTTTCCATTCATTCCTTCTTCTAAGAAATATACTGTGCTTGATGGTGTTAAATCAATATAATTTGTGGAAAGATTGTATGTTACTGATGCTGTATTAGAAGATGATTCTTGTACTGAAACGATTAGTGTTGAAGTGTCGATTGCTGAATCTGGTATTTCAAATAGTTGTTTTGGATTACTTGTGTTATCATATGCATAACTGTATGAAGATGCTATACCCTGAGAAATAATAACGTCTATGAAGTTTGCGGTGTTCGATGTTACGTTTACTGTAGTTGAGTCTGTAGTAAGGAATGTATAGTTTACGGTATCAATTGCTTCGGAAATGAAAGAGGTGAACTTTGGTAATGTAAGTGTAGGTGTTGTTACGTTATTTACTGTGATATTTACTGTAGCCTTTGGTGCAACTGCTGATTGTGGAATATAATTCAATAATTTTGCATGTGAAACAACTGAACTACGCTGAATTGCGGAGTCTAAGAACATTTCATTTGCAACCATGTTTAGGTAGTATGCATTGTATTGTGTATTGTATGCTAACAAGTCAACAAGAACAGAAAGTGCAGAGCCATCAAAGTTGTAATCTTTGAGTGTGTCTTGTTGCGATAGAAAAGACTTTAGACTTGCTTTGATACCACCAAAGTCAAGGTTTGTTATTTGTAGACCTGAATTAGCTGTTGCCATTATCGTGTTCTCTCAAGAATTAAATTGATTGCTGTGGGTTGTACATTATTTCCAATAAAAAACTCTATTCCCACGCTATAAGAATTATTGTCCACTTGTTCCTGGATGGTAACCTGTGTCAATCTAACCCTAGGCTCATGGTTATTGATAGTAGTTTCTATCTCAGTTTTTAAATCTTGTGCTGTTAAAAAACTAATAGGTTCGAACAACATTTGTTCAATCCTGCTACCAATATTTGGTTGGAAAGGCCTCTCATAGTTTTTGGTCAACAAAAGGTAACGCACGGAACGAATGACCGCCATTTCATCATAACTCAAGGCGATATCATTTCTACCAGGAGTCCTAGTAAAATTGAAATCTATATCTGAATATAATTTTTTAAGTGTTTGTACCATTTTATTATTTATCGTAGGAGTAAAATGACTTTTTCAAAACCAAGGACATGCTCGAAAAAAATCTAGGGCCGGAACGAAATTTTCGAATTTTAGGAAGTATTAGTGTTCGCAGTATTAGATGTAAGTTTTTGCTTATAACTGTCCGTACCTATGAGATTGTTAATGAGATATAGTTGTGTATTTCCAACATTTTCGAGGTTATCAATCTTATTAGAATCTTCCAGTAATATTAGACCCTGTTGATAAAAGTTCCAATCATGGAGTCTTCGTGTGCTTAACATTCCACTAGCAGTTTGTAAGTGGGAAATTATCGAATTTGCTTGTGTGGTGGTTATGTTTGATGCCAAATTTCCAGTGCCATCCAAATAAATTGAAGAATTTAGTGTCGGATAGTCATTTGTAATAATCACTGTATTTGCGGCAATATCATCACCCATGAATAAACTTGTCATGCATCCTAGCAACGGAGTTGAATCTTGAATACCATCGGTGTTATTCAACAACATCAACAAGTTTTGACCCACCTGTACAGAGGTATCATAGTCTGGATATTCAATCACAGGAGAACCGTTTTCTGGAACGGTAGATTCGGCTCTAGTCACTCCAGCGACATTTGATGTGTGTTGCTTGAATAGATTTATTTCCGATAAAAGTGTGGTTGCTGATGATTGCAGACCTGCTCCATTAGCTGTATCATATGAAACAATCGTCAGCATTAGGTTGTATAGGTTCTGTGTACTCGATTGAAGTTCATTACATACATTCAATACTGGATTTTTGTAGTAATTTGTTGCTATGATTGTACCATTGGCCAGGTCACTTTTTTGCCATGGCTCAAGTGATATTGGTTGTGTGTTTAGAAAGTTTTTTGTATCCTGACTCAAGTAAATTGCATCACCGAATTTACTTGTATCGAAACTGAAACTTAATCTGTTAAATACGTTTGCGCCTGACATTCAAATCTCCATTATAACATTTTACGTAAAGGTGTGGAAGTTGGACCCTTTGGTGCTTTATGTATATGCGAATTGTACTGCATTCTCATAGTCATCATTGTACCTAAAGTGTCTCTCACCATAGCACCTTGTGTAAGTGGTGTCCAAAGGCTTACAGCACCAAAAATTGGTCCGAGTGTGTCGATACCGAGATTGGAACTGAGTTTCATACCTGCCGTTACGTTTTCAACCGCAGAAACTGATTGTTTAGAAATGATTGAACCGGAGACGTTCAAATCACTGTTAATATTCACGGCTGATGCCGCTCTGATACTGACTGTACCAAGTTCTCCACCAGCAAAAAGTGAAATGTCACCACCTGAGGTTATCTCCACTTTTTCACCTGAATTGATTTTTGTTTTTCCGTTTACCTGTTGATATGAGTCACCATTAACTTGACTATAACAATCACCAACTACATTAAAAACGGAATCTCCTTGCACCGTGATATTACAAACACCATTGATAAGTACATTATTGTTACTTGCAATAATTTCGTATTTGTCACCAAGAATTTTAACGATTTGTTGACCGTTCGCTTGTATTTCCGTGAAAGTACCGGTTCTATGTTGAATTCGAACCCTCTCAAATTCTGGTGTGTCATCCATTTCTATAAAATGACCTGATTCCGAGCCAATTACTCTATTGAGTGGTGGGGATACATTCCAGTCTGATGGTGGTTCTGTCCAAGAATAATCAGGACCAGGTTTTTGAGCAATAAATTGCTGTTCGATTTGTGCTTCTGTTGCCATAATTTAAATTCTTCCTGAATATGATTTTGGATTAAGAGTTGCTTGTGTTGTTGCTACGAGAGATTGTGCGCCTGCGACTGTTGATGTTGTTGCACTTACTGTCTTGTTAACATCGTTAATTAAACCTTTAACTTCACCTACAAGCCCACCAGAACTGGTTGCTATTGATAATGCAGATTTCAATGAGTTGTAAAGTGCCGCCAAACAATCTTGAAACATTTGTAATAATCTTGCAGGTAAACTTAAAATCCATGCAATCATTTTTTGCACATATGCAACATATCTTGCAATTTCAAGTATAACATTGTTGATAAAATCTAAAAAATCCCTAATATCTTTCAATATACCCCGAATAACTTTGATTGCACCAATGATCTGTGTGACCAATGGAGAACTTGAGGCTCCTGAAGTGATTGCTTCGATTCCTTTTCTTATAGCTTGAAATAAAGTTGAATTTTTTAGGTCTTCAAGTGCCTGTTTGAATCTTATGTTATTGGCTATATCACAAACGTGCGCCCTCGACTTGTCAGACTTTTCAATTCCGGTACCCTTATATGTATTCGATGTAGCTGGCGCTGTTGATTCACCCACACGCACAGGTTTCATTGCTGGTGTGTCGGAGTAAACAACTGGTGTTATCGCATTCGACTCATTTAATGAAGAATTTGTATATTTTGCTTTTGCAAAAAAACCTCTACCTTCTACCTCATCCGCTTCTTGTTGCGGTATGGCAGGAAACACACCAAGCATGGCTGGTGCCTGTGATGAAAGACCATCCATAAAGAAACCAAAAACATAGTCACCTTCCATTGGTGTGGAAAATGTCCTAGAATCATTTACAGGATACAATGGTGTTGCCCAAGGTAATTCAGATGTTGGAATTTCCTGTAAGTTATCGGTGTGAGAACCAAAAATCCTAACTTTACAACGACCCACGTTCAATGGATCAACACGGTCTTCTACGACACCAATCCACCAAACGAAATCGTCGTGTCCGAGTCTATTTTTAAATTCTGTCATTATACATCACCTTTTATTGCTTTTTGCATGTCACCTGAATTGTCATAATTATCAACCGATGCACTGTAACTATCTTTAACAACTTCAAGTATAGTTTCATATTTACCCGCAAAATCAATAATATGGCGAACGGCTGTAATCATATAAATTCCTGAGTGAAATGGATCTTCTTCACCGGCATCATAACCAGATTCATTCTTACTTCTGCTTGATGGTAAAGACACACCCACTAACATACCAACAGTTAAGTTTGGATCACCTGAAACTGAAAGTTTAATTCTAGAATAATGTGAAAGAGAAAGCTGTGCAGTTCTGTTTGGTACATAATCTTCTACTCTAACATCATTGGCAACATTCCACGGTTCTTCACTGATTCCCAATGCTTTCTTTTGATCGGAATTAGATACTGTAACTTTCAATACTGCATCATAATTCTCATTAGCTTTTTTACCAAGTCTATTTTTCAATTCTGGTATTAAAGAGTTTTCATTTAGTTTTTTTGAATTTTGAAAATATGCTGAATAATCAAATTTTGTGTCTTTGAAGGTTCTTGTTAGAGGATCAATTGAAATCAATCTATTAGCAAAAGCACCGGATATAGTTCCATACAAAGTGTCGAAAGTGTCGAGAAACACATATGATTTTATACCAATAAGGTTTCTACCCAACTCCGCACTTTTAATTTCCCAACCAACACCATTTATTTTATTACCAGCACTTCTCGGTATGTAAATAAATTGTATGTATGGTTTTTGTGAAAAGAGATTTTGTAATGAGTAAAAATTGAAACCCTCAGCGTTTTCATAAAAAAGAAAATCAGCACCTTTTTTGCCAATAGGTTTCGCATAATTTGACAACCAATTAATAGCTTCGAATGGCTTCTTATATGGTATTACAAAATCGTAAAGACCATCTGTTTCCTGCATTCTAATAAACTTTTTATCAATTTTTAATTTGTCCGAAAGTATGTCGTATATAATTTCTGATATTTTTTTACCTGAATATGATTTGCTAACTTTTGTTTGCTCGGATAATAATAATTCTTCTGAGCAAAAATGTAGTGCATATGTTTCTGTTGCACTATTGTTTAATACTCTTTCAGAAACACGATAAATTCTAAAATATTTTTCAGTTGTTAATTCTTCATTTGATTTTATAGTTTTCTTAAATTTTAATTTAAGATAATCGAATCCTGACATTCCGAGTCTGTCAATTAAACTTATTGAATCGTTGATTAATATACTTCCGCTTGTTATTCCTTTAAAAATGTCTTCATAATATGATAATTCAACCATCATCATTTTGATGTTTGTGTTATCTTTTGCAGTAATAATGTATGCTTCATCAAGACTGTAATCATCAGCCGTAATTAAACCACGGGTTTGTACGACAGGTGCTTCTTTCGGTGCCAAAATTGAATTTTGGCCAGCAACTTCAATATTTTGTAACATTATGCAACTTTCATTAATACTTTAAGTTGTTGTTCCATTTCACCTGCATATGTACTATTCAATAACTTAATTTGTCTCCTAGACTCATTTAATTCTTCTTCGTAATCATATAACGTTACAATATTTTTTGTTGTTGATACAATACATTGTGTTCCGTTTGCAACTGGAGGATCGGGTATATCATATGTTACCGTAGATTCTGTGAGCGTATTATATTCGCTTTGTGTTATTGAAACTTCTTTAATAGTTTCTGTTCTGGTATAAACATCAGTTGTTGTTATAATTTTTTTATATTCATATACGGTTGTTTGTGTATATTCAAAAGGTGTTTTTCCTGCATCCTCTGCTTCTGTTGCATATTTTGAACCCAGGTATTCCAGGAAAGATGCATATGGCATTGGCCATTCCCAAACAGGATCTAAAATTTGATTTGAGAATAAAACTATCCAATATTTGAATGGATCACCATAATATTTTTCAGCAACAATCTCCGGTGTATCACCTTCTTGTATCGCATACTCATAGAATTGCATTGGATTGTTTATCAATTCTTGAACTAATGCCGCACGTGCCAACAAATTGGTCATCAATATAGGATAACCATTTTGGTCTGGTGTAATTATTTTAGGTAATGTTTTGAAATAGTACATTAGTATCCCGCTTTAATTCTATTTTTATCGATGATAATAGTCTCTTTAAATTGAAGGGTCATCTTTATTTGTACAGGAGAACCATCATTAAAAGTTGACCAACCATTTGGACCGTAATCGACACTTATATTTTCTAAAACAGTTCCACCAGTGTCGTCACCTATTCTAGGTACATATTCGTTTCGTTTACCTTTGTAAAGGAATTCTATTTTGAAGGGGTAAGGAACTTCCATAAACAAACCTTGTGAAAAGTAACCTAGGGGTTTCAGTTCTGGTGCGGCCGCAAATTTAAAATGTTCAATAATTTTTTTTACTTCTTCACTTTCTTCTTTACTGTAAGGAGTGAATACAAAATCAAACTGAAAAGTTCTAAAGCCAACACCTCTAAACAAAACTTGAAGTTGTGGGTTTATTGCTTGACCCAAACCTCTTGCGGCAAGGTCACCAAGGTTGTTCATACCAAGTGCTTTTCCTGCCGCATTTGCGAGAGTATATCTGATAAATGGATCTGAACCAGCTTTGTTTGCCAGTTGTTCAATAGTTTTATCGGCTGAACCATTGAATAGGTCAAGCATTGATGTTCCAGCTTGCGCCAAGAAATATGCTTTACCTAAAGATTCTGTTAAACTAATATCATCATAAGATGCACCGTATGTAACATTTACAGTATCCGGAATATAAAGTGCAATAGATGTATCAGGTTTTCTAGGAACATCTGCGGCCGCAATTTGTCTACTAAGGTTAGTTAAAGATTTTTTAAAATCCTCTGGGGCTTGAGGTAATTCTACCGTAGGTTTACCCTCTAACACATTTTGACCACTTTGAGCGATAGAACTACCCACGGCACCTGCATATCGAGCCCCTCCTGTAATCACATTAATAGTGTCTGTTACAATTTCCGGTTTGTAGTCGGGATCGGGTCGCATAGATGTGAATTTAATCACATGACTACGTGTTGCGTCTGATCCCAAATTGCGAGGATATTTTAATCCGGTAAATTCGAATTTATTTCCATACAGTAACTGTAGTGGACCATTTATGGTTCCCGGTACTGAAATACCCGCTATTGAGGTTGGGATAGATATTGGCATGGTTTTTGTTATTTTAAGAAGGTAATATACATATTTATATGGCATACAGCGGCAAATTCACACCAAGAAACCCACAAAAGTATCGTGGAGACCCAAGAAACATCATTTATCGTTCGACATGGGAATGCCGAGTGATGAATTGGCTTGACTCGAACGATACCATTCTAGAATGGGGTTCTGAGGAGTTCTCAATACCATATAAATCTCCGGTAGACAACCGTGTTCACCGTTATTTTCCTGATTTTTACGTGAAAGTTAAGCAAAAAGATGATACAATCCGAGTGATGATTATTGAAGTAAAACCAGCAAAACAGACTAAACCACCAGAGAAAAAGAAGAAAGTCACGAAACAATACATCCAAGAAGTGGTTACTTGGGGTATTAATGAAGCAAAATGGAAAGCCGCAACCGAGTTCTGTCTAGACCGTGGATGGGCTTTCAAAGTATTAACAGAATATGATTTAGGATTAAAATGATTAGATTGCATGTGTTGTCGGTTCCGCATACGGCATCGACAAAAGAGTATACGGTTTGCGCCTTTACTCAAAAAGTGATTAACTTTTGCAAAATGTACAAAGACATGGGTATGCATGTCATTCATTATGGACGTGATGACTCCGATGTTATCTGTGATGAACATGTCACAGTAACAACACGTGCGCTGAATGAGAAGGTTTATGGTATATATGACTGGAAGAATCAAGGCCTAAAATACAATCAACAAGATGAGGTTTTCAAAACATTCAACGATAACTGCATCAAAGAAATCGAAAAGCGTAAACAGCCGCACGATATTATTCTGTGTTTCTTTGGGCTGGCGCAGAAACCAGTTTGTGATGCACACTCAGATTTGATTTGTGTTGAACCTTCTATTGGTTATCCGTCCTCCTTTGCACCATACAAAGTATATGAATCGTATGCTGTGATGCATGGTCTCCAAGGTCCAGACAAAGTAGCAACTGCCGAATATAAGTTCTATGATGTTGCGATTCCATCTGGTTTCGACCTGAGTGAATTTGAATACACTGAAAAGAAAGAAGATTATTTCTTAATGTGTGGTCGTATGGTGTGGTCTAAAGGTGTTGACATTGCGGCTCAAGTGTGTGAACAACTTGGTGTGAAGTTGGTGTTGGCGGGCACCACTTTTGGTCCAACCGATTGTAATGTCGGTGATACATGGCCTGCCCACGTTGAATATGTCGGTTATGCTGACGTTGAGAAACGAAAGAAACTCATGGCTGGTGCAAAAGGTTTGTTCTGCCCAACAATCTACAATGAGCCGTTTGGCTACGTAGCAATTGAAGCAATGTTATCGGGTACACCAGTCATCACAGTTGATTGGGGTGCATTCACAGAGACTGTACAGCACGGAGTGACTGGTTTCCGTTGCCGCACGTTTGAACAGTTTGTTTGGGCCGCTAAGAATATTGATACAATTTCTCCACGTGCATGTCGTGAATGGGCTGAAAAGAACTACAACTTCAATAAAATCGGTTCAATGTACAAAGAATACTTTGAATCGATTATCAACCTTTCCAAGGGTAGTGGTTGGTACACCAAGAATGATGAAAGAAAAGAACTTGAATGGCTTACCAAGACACAACCCACACAACCAAAGACGTTCAAAGAGATTCTAAACCAATATAACAGAATCAAAGATGGCAAAGTGCATTTTCTTCAGATTGGTGCCATGGATGGTGTAAAGCACGATGATCTATATCCGTATGTAATGAGTTACGATTGGACTGGTGTTTTGGTTGAACCTCTACCAGATATGTTCGATAAACTGGTTGAGAATTATTCACTCAAAGATGGCCTAAAGTTTGAAAATTCCGCTATTGCTAACTCTGAAATCGTAACGATGTACCGTGTACCATCGGAATTGGTTGGAACTGATGGTATTCCCGATTGGGCTGAAGGTTGTTCTACGATGGTGCCAAAAACACATATTGAAGACATAGTACCACATATGGTTGAACAAGAAGTTAGGGGCATCACAATCTCTAAATTGTATGAAAAATATGGTAAACATTTCGACTTTATTCAGGTTGATACAGAGGGCTATGACTATGAAATATTCTTCCAGTTCCTTGAGAATGGATTCACAGCAGAATTGTTAAAGATTGAGATTGCACATATAACTTATACAAAAGCGGTGTGGATGCGCTGGAAACTGGAACAAAGCGGTTATAAGACATTCATTGACGGATACGATTTAATAGCCTACCAGTTCTAGTATAAATACTGGATGGCTTCAACACTCACACAACTCACTCAACAAAAAACGGCTCTGGAACAAGATTTTTTGTCCAGAAAATCCGTCACGTGGTTACAAGACCAAATGCGTGACCTAAAGGCGCCGATCAAATTGGCGAGAGAAATAGCAAAAGAAAAGAGTAGACAGGGTGGTCAATTTCAGATGGGTGGACTCTACCACTTTTTCTATGATCCACTGACCAAGGGAGATTTGCCTTACTATGACATATTCCCTCTGGTGATACCACTTAAACGTGATGCCGATGGATTTATAGGGCTAAACCTGCACTATTTACCACCTAGGTATCGTGCTGTGTTTATGGACAAACTCATGAATTTTGCCATTACAAATGAAAATAATGAGCCTAAACGCCTTCGTGTAACTTATGATATTTTGACGGCAACAAAGAACTTCAAAGAGTTTAGGCCTTGTTTGAAGCGTTACCTGAATAGTCAAATTAAATCAAAGATTTTGACGATTCAACCACCAGAGTGGGAGGTTGCATTATTTCTTCCCACAGCCGTTTTCAAAGGCGCACCCGTTTCTAAAGTTTATGCTGAATCGGTTGCCAAAGCACAAAGTAGGACATACTAATGGCAGGCTCAATCGCAGATTTTAAAGCAAGTTTTAATACAGACTTAGCACGACCAAGTAGGTTTGATGTAAACATTCCAATTCCTATTGGTCTTCTCCCATACAGAGAAATCGGAAGAACACTTAGAATGCGTTGTGAGAACGCAGAACTTCCAGGTCGTTCAATCTCAACAACAACGATGAAAATTTATGGTGTCGAGGAGAAGTTTCCGTATCAAACAACATACAGTGATATCAGCCTCACGTTTATTGTTGGTGATGATATGGCTGAAAAGAAATTCTTTGATGCATGGTTGAACTGGATTAATCCAACAATCAATTACAATCTGAAGTATAAAGCAGACTATGCTGTTCCACTCACAGTAAATCAATATGATGTGAGGAATGAACTTTCATATTCTGTGACAATGTTGGACACTTTTCCAATTGCAGTAAATCAGCTTGACCTTGATTGGTCCTCAGATGGTCACCATAAACTGACTGTTACGTTTGCATACACAAGCTGGAGAAACAATTCAGTTGAAGCACTTGGAATGGAACTCTTGGAAACAACTATTGCAGAGTCGTTGGACTTCCCTACTTTTCCTACTGGGTTCTTAAGATTACCATCAAACTTAGGAAAAGATTTAATTCCACCTGGAGAAAGTTTGTCACCAGGTGAAAAATTTATATAATAAAATGGAGATATAAATCATGGCTTTACCAAAAATCGATACACCGATTTATGACTTGGAATTACCATTATCAAAAAAGAAAATTCGTTTCCGTCCTTTTCTAGTGAAAGAGCAAAAGAATCTTCTAATGGCAATGGAATCTGGAGACAGAGAATCGATTGAACAAAATATAAAACAGGTTCTAAACAACTGTACAGTTACAGAAGGCATTGATATCGAAAAACTTCCAGTTATCGATATTGAATATTACTTTCTGCAACTCCGTGCAAGGTCTGTTGGAGAAGTTGTCGAAAACAAATATCGTTGTGATAACACGGTTGATGAAAAACCATGTAATAACATCATGGAAACATCACTGAACCTACTTGATATCAAAGTTGAGGGTGTTGTTGAAGGTAATGATGTTATCGAACTTACCAACACAATTTCAATCAAACTGAAATATCCAGAATTTTCTGTATTAAATAAACTGTCGAAACTCACAAGCGTTTCTGATATTGCATTTGAAATGATTGCCGAATCTGTAGAGTATATCTATGATGGTGAACAGTTTTATTATGCAAAAGAAGTTGATTCAAAAGAAATTGTTGAATTCATTGAATCTCTCAATCAACAACAGTTTGCAAAGATTGAAGATTTTTTCGCAAATCTTCCGAAGATTGAAAAGAAAATTGAAATGAAGTGTTCACGTTGCGGTTTCGAACACAAACTTGACGTTGAAGGACTGGAAAGTTTTTTCGGTTAACATTTGGTCATGATAATTTGAGAAATTATTACAAAACTAATTTCTCTTTGATGCAACACCATAAGTACAGTCTTACGGAACTTGAGAATATGATACCGTGGGAACGTGATGTATATGTTGGTATGCTTATACAATATATTGAGGAAGAAAATCAGAAGATTAAACAAAAGATAAACGAGAGCAAAATTAGATGAACTACTACGATGCCGCCAGAATAAGAAAAAAAGGCTTCGCTAATTTAATGACAGATAAACTGACTTCAGGTCAGGGTATTTTTTCATCTAGACGAGATGCTTTGTCTGAAATGTCAAAGGCAAATTCTTTGGCTATGAAAGAACGTTTCGATCCAATGAATATTGCCAAGTTTCTCACTGGCGGTAGCACTTTAGCACCAGCAATCGTTGGTCGCCTCACAGGCAGAAGCAAAGAAGATATTGGTTACTTTGCAGGTAAAAGACAATACCAATATACACCAAGACAGTCGAACTACTGGCAAAAGTTTAATAGTCCAAATATGGGTGGAGGTGGCTCAAAGAAAGCTACACAGATTCTGGAAAAGATGGTCTCATTTATGGAAAAGACCAGATATGATGATGTGAAAGAGCAAGATACACTTGATTCTTATAATGAACTCAATGAATACATGAGAGCAGAGAACCACAAAGAAGTGGTGAATGTATTCAAAGAGGCAATTAAGAACAAACGCAAAGTCATGAAACACATGGCTAAAGAAGCAAAGAAACGTGCGGCTTACGAAAATTCTGTGAGTAAAAGAACACAAGCGGCGGAACGAAAGGCTCCTGCGCCTTCGGCTCCTTCAGCACCAACACCAGTTCCAGTACCCAGACCACCAGCACCGGCTCCTGCACCGGCTCCTAGACCACCAGCACCGGCACCTGCACCGGCACCTGCACCGGCACCTGCACCAGCACCAGCACCGGCTCCAGCACCGGCTCCAGCACCTAGACCACCAGCACCGGCACCTGCACCGGCTCCAGCACCTAGACCACCAGCACCTGCACCGGCACCTGCACCGGCTCCAGCACCTAGACCACCAGCACCGGCTCCTGCACCGGCTCCTGCACCGGCTCCAGCACCTAGACCACCAGCACCGGCTCCTGCACCCAGACCACCAGCACCGGCACCCGCACCAGCACCTGCACCGGCTAGACCACCTACTGCGGCACCTGCACCCCCAGCACCGGCTAGACCACCTACTGCGGCACCTGCACCTCCAGCACCCGCTAGACCACCTACTGCGGCACCTGCACCACCAGTATCAATTCCACCGAGTGCCGCAATAGTTGGTGCCTTTGGGGTTGGAACTGTTGGTGCCGCTATTGCTGAAAAAATGGCCAAAAAAGAATCTGCCGGAGGTAAACCGGATTCTTATTATATGGCCAACATAGTAAGAGGAGGAACCAAAAGTGACACATCCAATTCATTTAGAATAATAAAAGGAAATATTGATGTGACAACTGGCCAACCTTATCCAAAAGATTTGACTGATATGACCATAGCTGAAGTAGTTGAACTTGCCAATAGGAGGAGCCAACATTTTGACAAAGCAGGAGCCGGAGCGGCTATGGGTAAATATCAATTTATGCCACAAACGCTTGCCGGTAGATACGATAGGAAAACAAACACCTTTTTGCCGGGAGTAGCACAAAAAGTTTTCGGTCCTTGGGCAATGTATCAACCTTTTTCTAAAGAAAATCAAGAGATAATGCAACAGTTTTTGATGCGGGCAAATGCAAGAGCATTAATGAAAGATAATTTACCAATAACTGATGCAAATTTGTACATGTTACATTTTTCAGGTAATACAAGCATGGTGAGAAAAATGATGGCCGCAAATGATACTGATAGTATGTCCACCATATTATCACCTGCTGCCGTCATAGCGAATAAAACAGTAGCGAATATGACTGTTGGTGAGTATAAAAGAAAAATTTTGAATATTTTTGACTCCAAAGTTATAACCTATCAGCAACTCACAGAAGGTATTAATGTTCCCACACCAACAGGAACACTTGAAGATTATCAGGCTGGAATGAGACTACAACAAGCTGAAGAAAAAAGGGCTGAAATGAGGTCAAGATTCCGAAGATCCGAAATACTACAACAAAACGGTGTTATGGTCAATCAAAACAACATTACAAATAGACAAAGAAATGTGAATGTGAATTCGGCACCTTTACAAGAATTAAATCCAAGAATAGGACACTAAAATGGATTACAGAGTAGCAAGCAATATCAGAGGTAAATCTCTATCGTCAATGATGGCGGATAGAATCGCATCCGGTGGTTCTATTGGATCATCCATTAGAAGTTCCATCTCCGATAAACTGAAAGCAAGGGCAACCGGTGTCAAAGAAAAGTTTGATCCAATGAATATTGCACGTGCAATGACGGGTGGCGGTAGACTTGCTCCCGCAATTCTCGGTAGACTCACTGGTCGTTCACAGTCTGACATAAATTATTTTGCGGGTGATAAGAACAAAAAGGGTAGAAGTTACACACAAATTCCAACCTACATGAACACACCAGGTGAAGGCCTTGGTGGTTCAGCCGTTGATGTATTAAATAAAATGCTTGCATTCATGGTTAATTCCCGTGCAAGTGACTTAAAGAAAAAAGAAACGGCAAAACAATTTCTCGAAGAACAAAAGGTTGAAGAACAGCGCAGACAAGATGAATTCTTAGAGTTATTGAAAGTATATACCTCTTTAGGCACATCCACAGTGATAAAAGCCGAAGAAGGTGAAAACATGATGGATAAGTTTAAGAGAATGCTGGATGCTCTTGCATATAAATTTCAAAAGATGTTGGATGCAATCAATGTCTTTAAAAATGCTAAAGCATTGGCTTCTCTTGTTGGTCTTCTAACTAATCCTCTCGGTTTGGCCATAGGTGCAATTATAGCCGCAACTTATGGATTGCAAAAATTAGCCGATAAAACACCAAACTTCTCCGTTCTTACACCACAAGAAGCACAGAATGTTTTGAACAGTAAAGATCCATTTGCAATTCAGCAAGAAGGTGGATATGATAAACTTGCCAACATAATACGAAATGGACCAGCAGAAGCACAGAAAGCATTGGACGATTTTAAGGCTGGAAGAATAACAGAACCTGAAATCAATAAATTGGGTGGTGTAACAAAACTTGAAGAAATTGCCAAACAAACCGGACTTGCGGTTCCCGAAAACGTAGCACTTCCAGATAAAGTTCAACCCAGACCTATAAGCCGTGGCCAAAGTCAAATGATGTGGGACCAAAGATATGGTAAAGATTACAATCCAGATGGAACAAGAAAACCAACACAAGTTCCAAACACTGGCACATCACCGGCCGCCACGCCCGTACCTAATACACCACCGCCACCGCCAGCATCAAATCAATCAAGCGCAGAACCGGTTCAACAAACACCTGTTTCTGCAAGAATGAATAATGCTGTAGGTGAAAATCAAGATTTGAATTTGATGGTAAATATGGACACACAAACGCCTGTGGCACCTATCATAACAACAAACACAAGTTCTGTTGATTTGCCTGATAGACCTATTCCTGCTACTGCATTAGTACGTGACAGGACTCCGATTCTTGCTCATGTTCTTAACGCATCTTTAGCACCAGTATAAAAAAAGCCCGCACAAGGCGGGCTCAAAACTTTCGGTCAAGGAGAGTTTTATTCTTCGGCTAGCTTAGAGAAATAAGCCAAATCATCATCATCTTCAGCAATACCGGCATCCGCCATCACTGGCGCAGGCTTACGTGGCATTGCTTTAGCTTGTTCAACTGTAGTCTTTGCGGCTACTGGTGAACCATCAAGGCCGAGAACTTTATCAAGGCGTGCCTTCAACTCATCATAAGACTTGAAGTTTTCTGGTGCAAGGAACTCTTTGAGGGAGTATTCTTTCTTCCAGATTGCTTCTAGCTTCTCATCGTCATCCAACAATGCGGATGGAGATTCGAATTCAGACTTATCATAGTTCTGATAGCCCTCAACTTTACGAATCTTGAGTTTGAAGTTTGCACCAGCCCACATATCAAAAGGATTAATTGGCTTTTCATCCTCAAAAGCAGGATTCATTGCTTCGTTAATCTTATCAAAGATTTTTTTTCCGAACTTGTAAAGGAAAACTTTACCTTCGTTCTGAGGATTCTTAGAATCTTCAACAACGTAGATGTTAGCCATGTAAGACAGGCGGCGCTTTTGCTTACGTGCAACTTCCTTGTTTGCTTCGATGCCAGAGTTCCACAACTGAGAGTTGTATTCAGAAACTGGATCTTTCTGACCAAGAGTGGTCAGTGAGTTTTCGATGTACCAGCCACCAGGTCCCTGGAAGCCGTGATTGAAAACTTTCACCCATGGTAGGGCGTCATCACCATCAACGGAAGGTTGAGGAAGAAAACGAATAACTGCATAACCGTTACCAGCCTTATCGACTTCGGGTTTCCAGAAATTATCTTCTTTGGTTGGGGATTCGGTCGTATTGAGTTGCTCAATAGCCTTTGCGAGTTTGTCCAGGTTGCTGGAGTTACGCTTGAGATTTGCGAATGAAGACATAGTATTTTCCTTGTATAAACGTTGTATTAAATGTATTTCGAATTATCCACATATATCATAATGTATGAAGTATATAGGCGAAATCAAAGATACATCTTCAGCATTGCGATAGTAGAAACGGCATCTGTGTGAAGTATGCCAATACCACCGGCTTTGTTCCAATCATCGATAACGGATTTAGTGTCATCGATAATGATGGAATCTGGAGTAGCATACTTGTATTTCAGGGATTTACCTGGAACAAAGTTTGCTTTGTAGTGAATGTTGTGCTTGTTCAACCACATTTGTTTTTGTGGTGCAATCATTCCGTGATTTTCAGGTCGTGCAGTTGACGAAAGGATTTCTTTAGGTACATCAAAACTGTTCAAGTAACTCAGGAGTTCAAGTGCATCAGGCATGAGGTCAAGTGTACTGAATTCACCATCTTCAATGAACTTTTTGAAGAACCCATTAAATTCTTTATTGCTTCGTGTTTCCTCTGGTGTCGCACGGAACTTTTCCTTGTAACGTTTAGAGAAATCTGCAATCACGCCATCCATATCAACGTAAACGGTTTGTATTTTCATGTTGTAGTCAGATTTAAGTTTTTCTTAAGTATTGCAAGCATCTTGGGTTTATCAAAGTTTAAGAATGGTTTATACTTCTCACAACTCTTGACGAATTCTGGAAAGATAATGTCATCATCAACTTTTTTAACCCACATGGGCAAGAAGTTTAATAACTCATTTAAGATAATTAAAGTCTCTTTAGCACACATATCTTGCATATAAAGATTATACAACAACGGGTACTGTTTGTCAACCACCCTGAGCAATTCTTCCGGATTGTTTACCGAATCGAATAGCCTGTGGAGGTCTTGTTCAAAAACATAGGAGAGGGACTGTTGGGTTTTTTGCCACACCTTGTATTCGGACTCCGCATCCTCGGACAGAAGGTCACCCACCCATATTTTTGGATTCACTAGCATATTGGCAACAAAAAAACCAAAGAGTTCATCACGCTTGTATTTTCTGGACAGTTTATAGAATTGAAACTTGTCCTTACGGAGCATGAATTGGTCTTTGGTTACATTTGTTTTGCCAGAATACTTCACATAATCATACTTTGAAGTGAAATGTAGTTTCAATGCATGAAACAGAGCATACGCTTCAAAACCACCGGCTTCACTCATAATGGCAACTTATTCACTTTCTTAATCATATTTGCGGCTTGTGCTTCATCAGAAATTTTGGCTTTGATTGGTGCAGTGAGAAGTGTTGCGGCAATCTCTACTTCAAAACCAGTTTCTTCACAGTGTAGAATAATAGCATCCATATAGGGTATTCTTTTCTTTTGCACAATTTCTTCAATAATGGCTGAGAACTTTCGTTGTTCTTCCTTAGTGGCCATTATTTCTTACCCATTGAATAAGCAATGCAAACAGCATTCGTGGCAGTTTCATACGCACACTTAACGGAGATTGGATCGATACCTTTTTGGATAGCTGATTCAATATTCTTTGCCATGTTGTTACGATCATTGATGTTGTAAATTGTAAATGCGGCGATAGATGAACACACTGCAAGTGTGATACAAACAATAACCGTGATAACTTCTTTTTGCATTTTAGATGACTCCTTTGTTTCTGTCAATTTCGTCTTTGTTGCTTCTGTAGAAGATGTGTCTGCCAATTTGGTCTACCTTTTTTAATTTCCATTGTGGATTAACATAGTCTGCATGGTAATATGTTGCACCGTTTGTTACATCGGTTTGATGTTCAAAGTTGATGACCATATTAATTGCTAACTGACGAATCTCATTATACAACGAGGTGCCTCGAATTGTCAACTGTTTATCGGTACTTTTCTTCTCACAATACCAAGAGAATTGACATACACCACCGGTTTTCTGATACACTACTCCGCAAATGTCATTCGCATAATTACCTGTTCTGAGCCTATTAAATGTAACGAAAGCAACGGCTTTCTTGCCATCGAGTGGCTCATTTGCGGCTTCAAAATAGATATTATCAGCTAGGCAAGTTATTTGTTTCTGTGTCTCCTTATCTAAGGAATGAAAACTTGCCTTGAATGGTAAATTATATAAATCTATATTTACCATTGACAGTGATATGATGACTGCGGAAAATAGTATGCTTAAAAGTATTGGTTTACTTTGCATTTTTATTTCCTATGTGTTGAACATGGTGGTTGGTTATTCTGTTACGAGGAAACCAACCGAAACCCTAGTCAGCGTTTAGGCTGCCAATGCGAACTTTTCATCGTTTGCGTTTACTTTGATTTAGTTTTTACACCTGCTCTGGTGAGTTGTCCACTTCTGTACTTGTTGCCCTGTCGAAACCTGGTCATCCCCATCAAAAACACACCCCATTACAGCCCTCAGAGGTTTCTTTCATGTAAGACATGTGTTTTTGGTGGAGATGGGCGGAATCGAACCGCCGTCCAGAACACTTTTCTAGTTGCTTCATACAACCATAGCCTCTATTATAGAGGTTTTTTATTTAGGTGTCAAGCGTTTTTGTAGTTTAAATGGTAAACTTATGATTTTGGTTTAATACATTCCACACAGAGTGATTCAACTGCTCTTAGTGGATCATCGAAACGTAATTTGTCGTTCTGGTGTAAATCATAGTTTCCATCAGCATAGCTTGTTCTTCGAACATTTTCAAATCCAATCGAACTGAGAAGCCAGAGAAGTGTTTCAAAATCATATGTAGCTTTATGGTCGTGGTCATGCATGGCTGAGTTGAACAAAGAACCGCTTGTTCTCATCAAATGGGCCTTTTCTCTGAATCCTTCCATCTTCATGTAGGTTTCGAAAAAATGCATCTTTTTTGTTTTATATGCATCAATCCAGAACTCTAAATCTGGAACAATCAGTCTCATTTTTCCTCCAGGTTTTAATGCTCTGAAACATTCCTGTAGTATGAATAGGCCGTCCAGATAACTAACATGTTCTAAGAAGTGTGACTGATATATTCCCTCTAAAGAGTTGTCTGCGGCAGGAATGTCTTTAGTTAAATCGAAATTTAGATAGAACTTTCCGCTAGGCAGTTGAACAAAATCTTCATGTGGTCCATTAGGTTGAAAATCAATATTCAAGTATGGTTCATCTTTATCGTCCGGACCTGAACCAAGATTGTAGTGAGAAAAACGGTCCGAATATTTTTTATATTTTATTGCATTAGTCATATCAATACTGTAGTGCTGTCATATATTTAAATTCAGTTAGGTTTGTGATATCACCATAACCACCAACAGGCATGAGATTAAATGCTAAACTATAACGGGACTTGTTCGTATCATTCTTCGGAACAAAGTGCGGTAGATGAGATGGAAATATGATGAGCCTACCTTTAGATGCAGGTACAGCAAAATGATAGATAGAAAAATCATTTTGTATTTTATGATTCTTTTTTGGAATCATCTGAAACATTGCAGAAGTACCTGCATTTTTTTCGAATATTAATGCCGAATTTTCATCATATTCATCGTCAAAATACAACACACCTGAAATAAAACTATTCGGATGCACATGTGTTTTGTGTTCTTGTGAGTTAGTCTTGTTGTTGACCCACGATAACACATCAACCAAACCTTCAACTTCAAAACCCATAACTTCTGTTGCAAATTTTTTGGCATTTATCAGAATGTTATTTCTAATTGACGAAAGTTTTTCTAAACGAAGCACTTGCTTATTCTCGGTATTTTCACCCCATATATCGCATACCTTTTCTCCACTTGGGAGTAGTTCTTCCACTCTATTTGTTTTTAATGAATACAATTCATCCTGAATTTCTTTGGTGATCTCCAGGTTTTGTATAAAAATTGGTGTTGGGAAAATAGGAATAACATTCATTATAAAACATCCCTATAATTAAATTGAGTAAGTTCTTCTGCTGAACCTAGACCATCTTTTGTTAGCAAATTAAATGCAAGGCTATATCTGTTAAAGGGTGTGGTGTTTAAATCAACTTGATGCACCAAAGTGGCCGGAAATAACACCAAAGTTCCCTTGGAAACTTTAACAGTGGCGACTCGCCTAGTACTGAAAGGTGCTTCAGCAATTCCTGATATACATTCTGGAGGTAAATATTTCGGACGTAAAATAAATTCACTCTCTGAATCTGGATGCATTTTATTCGAAAAATGTAGCGGCATATTTTCCGTGTGTTCATCGAAAAAATATACTCCCGAAATTATACTGTTTGGATGACTATGTGGCATGTGTTGATTATTCGGACGTTTTACTGTCACCCATGATAGCACATCTATCATTTCATTGGTGTCGATACCCAATAAATCACGTGCAAATTCTTTTCCGGCGTATAGAATTTTTTTCCTCAAATCTTTACAAATGTCATCACGCAAAATCATAACATTTGTGGATACTGCACCATAACCAGCAGGTTCTGTTCCTATAGGATGATTTAGTTCCGTATTCGTTAGATAATTTTGTAATTCATTCGATGGTTGATATTCGCCAATTGCAATAGGTTTAGCTAACACGGGATGCACTATTAAATTCAACATTTCATCATTATTTTCACTCATCATTTTCTCCATTTAAAATTAAAAAGCCCAAGTAACAAATGACCATCTCTCACCTTTGGTCACAGTTTCAACTCTATGTCGATACATAAAAGCTGAGGGAAAAATTAGAACATCTCCCTTTTTCATGTTTATTTTCAAATCATCAAACATTATAAATTCACCGCCTTCATAATCATCATTTAGACAACCAACAATAGATAGTAGAGGACTGCCAGAACCTTTTTCGAAAATACTCACAATATTATCACTGTGTTCCGACATACTTGTTCCTGTCACATATCTATTTATTCTGAATTCAGATGTGTGTCTTAACTGGATATGAACGGGATGGCGATTCATATAGGAATTTATCCATTCAATACATTTTTTTGCCAGATAGTCGAGATGTTCACCTTCAAATACCAAATTCAAAAGTTCCTTATCCCTTCTCGTTGAAATATTCATTGTTTTATTTGGATCATAACTTGTCCATGCATGTTCAATCCAGTCATCTCTTACGGAGTATTTTTTGATGGCACTGTCGCAAAATTCTTCAGGTAATACACCCTTCATCAAATGAATATATTCATAAAGTTGTTTCATGTTTCCTCACTAAAAAAATTAAAATCACGAATTATTTATATATAAATAGGAGGGTTAGTTATAAAATAACGGAGAAATTATATGCCATTGACATTATCCACGGACAATCTTACTGCATCGGGACTTAGCCTAAGCGGTTCTGTCCCCACACCTTTCATTCCTGCACCAGGACCACAGACTTCAACTTATAATAGTACGTATGCAGGTGCCACCAGTAGAATAAGGCTTTTAAGTGCTCCGGTACCGGGAAGTATATATCCCCAGGCCTTTTTGGAAATTCCTATTCCAACACTTACTGATAATCAGTCTTATCCAGGTATTTCCGCAGGTCGAGTTCAGGGTGGTGACGGTGGAATCAGATTGATATCTAATTTAAACACATCGAATGATCCTGCCGCCAATCAAAACCGCTCCAACTTTTTAATGGGCGTTTATACTGATACTCCTGCGTCTAATACATATCCTTTGCAAGTCGGCCGTAGATTCTCTCCTGGTGTTTCTGGACAGTCATCTTACCTTGGTGGACTTGCCGTTCTTGGTCAGACAACTATGGACTCCACTCCAATTGGCACAGCCGCCCAACCCGGCGGTGCATACACGCTTGATTTAGTTAGAAACGCACCTGCACCTATTTCTGCTCCAAGTGGAGCGGTGATGAGGATGAGCGCCGGTGCACCAGGTGTAACAGCTTATTACGTCACTTTTCAACAAGGCGCAGAAAGAGGCTCAATATTTACTCCAGGATCAACAACAACTTATGCAACCAGTTCAGACTATCGATTAAAAGATAATATTACTCCACTTGATTCTGAAGAAGAATTACAAAGAATCAATCAGTTACGTCCCCGTAAATGGAATTGGAAAACCAACCAAGATCCTGGAGTGGGCTTCATCGCACATGAACTTCAAGAAACATTTGAAGATGCGAATAAACTAGGTATGGTTTCAGGAAGCAAAGATTCTGTCACACGTAAGGGTAGAATTGTTGACGTTACAACAGGTGAACCAATTCATAGAGTGCCAAAAATAGATGAAACGACTGGTGAAGAAACTATAGAATACTTTTACGTAGATGAACCAACTATTGAAGACGCCGCAAATCTGGCTGCCGATGGTAAAGAATGGGTATATCATCACGATGAACCACTCTATCAAGCAATCGATACATCTTTCTTAGCTTCATCCACAGTAGCGGCTATTCAGGCTTTAACAAATAGAGTCACATCACTTGAATCTAGAGTTGCGGCACTTGAATCCATATAACGAATTCTACTTGATTTCCTATCAAATATAATCATAAATTGATCTAAACGAATCATAACCTCAAGAGGGTCCACAAGACCCTCTTCCATTACCTTATTGAAAAGTCTTTTAGCCGAGTGATTGTCAACGGAATATGCAAAAGGTTCTCCCATGCATGGCCAGTTGCTATTGTGAAACAAAGGCTTATCATCAGAAAGGCAATGAATTGAATTTCTGGGAACATGTTCCTTTAGAGGTTCCATCAAAATTGCATCGTGTTCTAAAATAATACAAGGTTTACCCATACTCATGCATTTACTCCATGCCGCCATGTGAGTAAGTATTCTACAAACCTGATTGTGATTTAATCTCGATTTGAGTCTAACTTGATTAGTCCATTCCTGTGACTCATAATAAAGTGGTGGAAAAACTTCCTTGATTTTTACATTATCATAAGCATGTGGTGACACTTCAGTACGATCTAGAAAGTTGAAAGATTCAATAAGATGCAAACTGTAACCAAATCTTTCCGCAGATGAGGTTGCTCTTTTATGCATGGGTCCTTGCAATACAATAACATCCGAAATACCAAAATCACTATAGTTTGGAACAAGATTCATCCCTCTTGTATCCAATCTATGAAAAAGTGGTAGATGTGCATTGGGATTATTTCTGTAGTTATCTGTTCTGTATGTCATAATGAAACACCCGGACAAGTTGTAATTTCTTTTCGAACTTGTATTGAATCATATTTTGTGCATATTGTTGACACTTTTTCACAATCAAATAACTGTGTTGCATAAAGTTTTGTGTATACGAATTCGAATTTAGATGAATCGCAAAAAACATCATTTACATTTTTAATTCCTTCTAACAGACATGCGGTGAACAGTCTTTTCGCCATAGCAGGATCTATGGCATACGCATGTTGGCCCATTGGAAAGAAATAATTTTCACTTCCATAATTTAGCATTGCATTGTCTAATTTTTCTTTTTGTGTATTTTCATTTAGATAGTCGATAAGATAACAGTAGTCGTTTTTTAAGTTTTTATCACTTATCATTTCTTGTGCAATATAATTGTGTCCAAGATAGTGTAAACAATTATAAAAAGGAAAATGTGTGTATGGTTGAAGCATAACAGCATCATGTTCCAAAATCACAATTGGTTTATTAATTGTTATGCAATGTGCCCATAATGCCACGTGGCTTAACGTACAACCAATCTCAGGATAAGACATTTTCGAATCGACAACTTTGATCCATTTCATATAATCATTATTCTTCAGATGATCTGGTGTTTTTATTTGTTTCCTGTCTGAGCCATCATATCCATGAAACAATTTATATTTCATTCCGGCTCTCTGGAGTGACTGTATACACAACTCCAACCTTGTATCCGATATGATGTTATCTTTCAGACAAATTATATACGCACCTTCAATCTCAGAATTGTAATTGCTGTTTAGATTCACTCCATCATCATGTTTAGTATGAAATTTGTGTTTAACACTTTTTGGTATTTTTGAACACCAAATTTGACCAAATTGAGTTACATCAGATAGGCATGTTGTAACTGCCTCTACTACACCCGGAAAGTCTTTTACACCAAAGTCATCACCGGCTATGACACCACCTTCTTTCATTTTCGGTAGCCACGCTTGAATGTCTTTCATAACACCCTCGAAAGAATGATCTCCATCTATAAACAAAAAGTCGATTGACTTATCTGGATATCTTGATGCTAATGAAGAACTGTCACCAACAATCGGATTGACGATGTGTTTGACCGGCTCAATATTAGCCAGAAATTCTTTTTGAAGTGTATTGTTCTGAATGGACTCATATGCTTGATGTTCACCTGAACCCATAAAAGAATCTATGGCATCAAACTTGATTTTTTTACCTGAGTTGTTAATCTCAACTCCCATCATAACTGTGGATTTACCCTTCCAACAACCAATCTCAACAAAATGGGCGCCGTCAGAAGCGGTGTCAACCATTCTTTTGTATAATTTGGTTTGCTCTACAGTTAACCATCCTTCAATATCCCAATGATAGTATTCCATAATTACTCCATAATATATTAATCTGTTTTTATCTATTATTCTTATAGAAAGAAATATGTTCTATTAGGTTATGTATATGGTCTTCCGTACTCTCAATAAAAATAAGTGGACTTTCATTCTCAACCGCCATAACAATCACAATCTGGTCAATCGGAACACCAACATGTTCTTCATACATGCCAGAATATGCAGTACATTGTGCAAAATAGTCCTGTATGTCTTCCTTCTGTTTAATCTTCTTTGAAGTTTTAAAGTCAATTACAGATAGTACACCGTCCCATTCAGCAATCAAGTCAACACGACCAGCCATACCGATGCGTTCAGACCAGAGTGCCTGTTCAATGTAGTGTATATTATCGATTCTTTGTATCGATGGAATTAATGTGCGGAACATCTCCACAGCATCAGGCATTTCCCGTACCCAATCGATCTTTTCATTCTTTAGATACCGTTCTGCTAGGTCATGCACACGATTACCACGACCTGTGGCAAGTTTGGAAATACGGTTGGCTTCAACTTCACCAACCCTATTTCTCCACTCCATGATTGCCTGTTTTTTCATTGCACCAACAACAGTCGTAACCGATGGCAAGCGTTTACCGCTAGGTGAAGTGTAATAGCGTTTGCCGTCTGAGTGTGTTTCCGATTTTAGGTCAGGAAGGACCATTGGTGAGCAATGTGTAAACATATTATTCTAATTCAACCTCAACTTGTTTGAAACGTTTTTCCTGAATCGTTTCTTCTTTCCATATTTTTCGTGGATTGCCACACATGATACAACCAGGACGACCACAATCTAGTGCATGGTGTTTAGCCAATTTGTGTGGCTCTTTCACTTCAATTCCATGTGATTTTGCAATCTTTACCTGTTTCTTTATAGCCGTTTCATCAGCATGAATACGTTTGCTGTGTTTGATTTTGTCATATTCTGTACTCATTCTGCATCCTCATATTTTAGTTTGGCGATAATGTAGTCCTTAACGAGAGAACTACGGACAATATCATCAACAGTAAACTCAATCTTTGTAAATGCTTTCATGTGATATGCAACATCAAAGAACTTAAGAATACCTGATACATCATTTTTCTTTTTGTTCAAGTCTGTTTGGCGGTAATCACCACACCAAATAATCTTTGAACGGTAACCAACACGGGTCATTACAGTATCAATCTCCTCAAATGTCATGTTCTGCATTTCATCAACAATAATGATTGCATCATCAAATGACATACCACGAATGAATGATGTAGAAATGAATTCAACAAAACCTTGTTCAGAGAGCCTTTGATATGCATCTTTTCTTCCGAAAAGCGTGTCTGCAATTTGAACATATGGTTGTTGATAAATCTCCATCTTCTCCGTTACATCACCAGGTAAATGCCCAATTTCCCTAGATTGTACGGCTGAACGTACAATAATAACTTTCTTAAACGGATTGTTTTTATCGAGAACTTCTTCCAGTGCTTTATAGAGAGCACAGAATGTTTTACCGGTACCTGCTACACCGTGAAGTGCTAAGAAATAATCTCCCCTTTTATATGCATCAAAGAATATTCTTTGATTCTCTGTTAATGGCTCAAATGTTTTTAGGTGATCTAATTTGATTCTTAGTGTATTGTTTATTACAGGTTGATGTGTATGCGTATATTCATCCATACTAATAACATCATTCCTTTTTTGAACTGGAGATTTTCTACTAGCCATTAATACCTCTTATTGTTAGTTGATTACCATTCTCTGCCCATTTTCGTTTTGTGTGATTTCGCCAACGTATTTCCTGGAACAGTATCCTTAATTCTCTGAATAACCCCTTTCTCGAATGCTGAATCGTAAGACTTGGTTCCTGGAACGCTCATACGAGCCGCATCTGAGAACCTAGGCAAATCTTCTGGTGCAAAGTAACGCTCCAGATGTGTGTTATCTTCTTTGAATTTATCGTATTCGGATAGTTTAAGAACATGTTCTTCAACTTCTCCGGTGTTTGCATTTTTAAATGTGTAAGTAGGCATTATAAGTTAAAAACAATTGAAATTCGTGGATCGGTAGATTGATTTGGCATCACTTCGTGATATAGCCATGCAGGCCACATCATCAGTAAACCTGGATATGGTTTGTAATCAAAGTGTTTGTATGCATACCAGTTTGTTGGATCTTTCACGTGAAACATGTAATCGAAAAAATCTCTAAATGGTTGATTAGGTGAAAACCTAATGTCGGCGGAACCTGGTGGAGTTTGCAGGTAGAAAATACCTGAGATAGTACATTGTGAGTGTACGTGTTTTCCGTGTGCAGAGCCTTCTTTGAAGTAATTCAGGAAGAAGTATGGATTAAATTTGATTGGACCTGGGTCATAACCTTGTAGTTCCAAAAAGTTGCGACCCTTACCCATAATGAATTGACAGAATTCAGCATAGTCCGGATGCGTAGGCAAATCTAAGTTCATGTTATGCGTGGTTTTACCATTCGCATAAAAATCTTGATTCGATGGTTGTGTTTCAAAATAGTTCTTTACTTTGGGTAGAAGAACATCAACCCATTCTAGATGGTCTTCTCGGCCAATCGTAGATGGGAAAAAATTATCAAGTATCATATGGTAAAAATACCTCAAGTTTCTTAAGTTTGGCCTCGATGGCGATATTTAAATCGTTCTCAGTAATATTTATATCGGTTTCTTCCATCAGAACTTTGATAATTGCTAAAACATCACCAATCTCTGTAATAAGTGACTGTCTATTGGTAACACCTTGCCATTCACCCTGCATTCCAAAACGATTGATTTTGGATACTGCTTGAATCACTTCTGCACATTCTTCTTGGAGAACGGCCATTACTGTTTGTGTATTACGCTTCATTCAATTCTTTCTTTATATTCTTTGGTTGGTGTATAAGGAAAGGTGATTGGAACACAACTCTCTTTACATGTAAAATATGATTTACCTGTATTACCATCCTCATCTGTATAATAGTCATAGAAGATAATACCATCAATATCATATGCTTGACCATCAAAACGGTCTGCCTGTTTGAATACGTGAGAACACCGTTTGTTTTGGAATACACCATCATGTACTTCATTCCATTCCCAATCTTCACCGGTCAAGGGAACAAGTGGTTCAAACATTGCAAGAGTTTTAAACACATTAACGGCATATGGTGCAGAAGAACCAGAATGACCTTCATCAGCAAACACTTCAAGCAACTTCAATACATGGTTGCAAATTGCCTCCTGCATTTCATTATCGAATTTACCATTCTCATCACACCAGCCTGCGGCTCTGAATTCCATGAGAGCATGATTTTTCAAATTACTCATTATTTTTTTATCCTTTTACCAAATTCATCTGTTTCTTCTGCCCAATGTACTACACACCAATCATCAATACAAAGTTCTCTACTAATTTTATCGTGTTTATTCGATTCAACCATTTTACTATACCAATATTTGTAGTATGATTCGATGATTTGGTCTTCACTCCATGTTTCTTGTACATGCTGACCAAATTCACCTGGAAAAACTATAGTCCAATACTTCATACAGAGTACCAGCTTGGAGTTGGACGTGAATTGATTTTACCTTGCCATGATGCAAAGCCACGTTTGTTTTTGTTGTAGTAATTATGGTAAGATGCAAGTTCATCACCTGAAACTTTCACATCATCAGGCATTGCTGGTGTTGGTGGAGTGAAAGGTTTCTGAGTGATGTTTTTGGGTGCAACTTTTAGTGGTTCTAGCAATTTAGAACATGCATGAATTTTACCATAACGATAGGTGTATTCGTCTAGCAGGTGTACCCACATTTTGTATAGCCATGCATAGTTTGCTTCTGATTGGCGGCACCAGATAGCAGACGGATGGTTCATGTGTGTTGCTTTGTAAAGCGTGGTGTCACGTGCATCAGTTAGACGCCAGACTTTTGTGTTGCGGTAACGTGCAGGTAAAGAACCATGCACATAACGTTTTTCAATTTCTTCGTAGCCATCAATAACACGGTGTGCAGTTGACATGAGTTGTGCATACTCGATAATCATTTTGACAACGTGTTTCGAGATATGCATTTCAGCACAAGTTTGTGGGTCAGAATCAAGATAGAAGATGTTCATGTTTTCACCAATGGCGGATTACGCCTGCAATAATAAAAAAGTTTGTGATGATATACAATAATACAATAAGAGTGCGTATGATGGCAACCTTATCGGCTTTGTGGTCATTGGGATGGGCCTTTTCACCTAGTGCTTTCGCCCATAGTGTCCACCAATAATTCAGGTATTCTTTAAGTTTGTACCTCATCTACAATGTATCCTTTTTCTTTAAGGTTTTCAACATCCATTTCGAAATATGGATACAATATTGTAGCAGGTACAACTGGTGTTGTCAATATCATTTCTTGAATATTTTCAGGCCATGTACCTTCCATTTCGGCAAATCTCCATTTGTACAGGAAATTAGCCCATGATAGGCCTCGGAATTTATGTGAACGGGATTGTTCTTCATACCGTTCTGATTGTGGTTCTGGTCGTTTTGCAAGGTGTAATGTTGGCTCCCACACACGACCATGTGCGAAGTCATTGATTGACGATTTTTCTGGTAGGTGTTTGATTGCTCGAAGAAAATAATCACCTTCACCAAAGCCATAATGAAAACGTTCATCCCACATGCCAATCTTCTTTACTGCGTTTGGTGTATATGCACACACCATATCACCAGCATCATCGGCATAGAAATCAAAGTCTTTCATTACCTTCAACAGTTGTGGAATCCAATCATAGTTCCAAACTGTATCATCTTGCACAGTTACAACAATATCAGCATCAGGTTCATTTAGATTTTTGAAACCATGAATGAGTGCCATGTTCCACATACGTGCAAGCATGGCAGTTGCAAAGTCTGGAGTTCCACGATTGTGTATCACATTTACATGTGGTGCAAATCGTGGATCAATTGAAAAGTTTGTGTGATTGTTGATGATGTTAACGTGAATGTCAACACCTTCTGGTAGTAATTTGAAACCTTCAAAGAGTGTGTGAAGGTTCATGTTCAATGCTTCTGCATCTTGCCATGTTACAACAAATATTTTAATTTTCATACAACCATTCTAATCAAACCAACCGAATCAATTGTCACAAGTAACATGTAGTTAGCCAACATGCCAAATGATTTCCGAGTATAACTAGCCCAAGCATACATAGCACAACCAGCAATCCAGATAGGATATAGAACAAGTAGTGGAGGACTGGGTACAGTAAGAGCCATGGTGATCGAACAGCCGATGCTAATAGCCCAAGCCAGCAACTCAATAACAAAGCGAAAACGATTAGAACGCCAATCATCTTTAATCCACTCAAAAATACCTATCAATAAATCATTCATCAATATTAAAGTTTAGGAATGTCAAACTCAACACCCTTACCTTCCTCTTGTGCTTTGATTGTTGGTGCATCTTTTTTTACCTTAGGGAAACGTTTTGCAATGTCATCAGCAGTTACTGTGGTCATGGCAAATTGCATGAATTGTGTGTAGCTGTCAGATACGGTCATGGTGCGTGGACCACCCGCCTCAGTTGCGGAGAAATAGAGAACACAACCACCAGCAACGAGTGGTGCAATCTCAATAATATTGTCCAGATTGACAATAAGTTTGCATTGTTTAGGTGCAACGGAATTAACTTCAACGAATGTAGCCATAATAACCTCTTAATAAAAAAAATAAAAACCAATCAACATCATAAAACAAAAAACGCCAAAAGTCAAGGCGTATACCTTTTTCTTTCGGCGTTCTTCGATTTCTTGATATATCTTTACCTGTTCCAGGAATAACTCAAAATTGTCCATAATAAAACCAGAATTGTTTCAGATAGTTTATTTAGCAGTCACGGTATCAATCTGATTCTTTAAAATTTCAACTGTTGCGGCCAATTCTTCGTTCACACGAATGCCTTCTAAATTCAGTTCTTGGATTCTATTTTCCAATTGCTTCATTTCGGCAATCATCTTATCAAATTCTTGTTCAATTACATTTTGCATGTTAGTACATTCCTGTATTCTTTGGATTCTTACGAATTTCTAATAGAATTTCGTAAAACATTTCCAGTGCTTGTTTAATTAAAGACATGTTTGTCTCCAATATTTAGACAGCCTTGGCGGCTTTTTGCACTGCGTTTGTTGCTTCTTCTGAAACGTGTGTGGAAATATCAGTGAATGATTTTACGATTTGTTTTGTGAATGCGGTTTGTGCATCAACAAATGCGTTGAGTGGCTTACGAATCTTTTCATCAGTGATGAAAGCGGATACGAAATACTTTTTGGAACCTTGGACGGTATCGATGAATGTGTCTGTTGCGAACATTGTTTTCTCCTAAATTTAGCGAGGGTTAATAAAAGCGGTAACCATATTAGCGTTACTACTTAGATTATATAGGAGTTTTTGTTGCAGTGCAACATGTATTTCATAGAATACCAAGTCTAAAGTTTCTCAATGTAATTGTATTGTAGATGCCGCTTAGCCTCATTCACCGAATGAGTTTTATGACCATTGATATAGATGACCTTCGGTGAATATATCAGAATTTCACCATGAGTCATTTTCAGCCGATAAAAGGTTTTACCCTTAGAATCAACTTCTTTTGTTCTAATATCACGGAAATTCTCAGCGAGACCAGCCCACATGATAGTTTCACGAATCTCATCCGAGATTAACATACGAAAATAATTTGCGTTCATAATATATTATAACATAATCACATCAAAATGGCAAGTGTTATTTCACGTTTGTTGCAAAAAAACAACAGTCTGGAACGCTCTAGGAGTGCCTAGGTCACTTGGCACTGTTCACGGCTTCTACAAGGCGCTTCCATTCGTCCTGATTGAGGAAAAACTCAACCTTAGACTGTATGGCATCTGGAAACTTAGCGCCTTGGTATTTGGTCGTTAGTTTCACATGTTTTAATTCACGTATATCATCTACTTCTAGGAAGTATTGATATTGTTGATATTCATCAGAAATTTGAAATCTCATATAAACCCCATTTTACGTTCGGTTGTTTTTTTCATATTTGTATTCTGTTCAAAGAATACATCGGCAATGGACCATGAAGAACGTTCACGATTCAATTTTGTTCCAACTTTAGTTGCCAATTTTTCTGCCTGTTCTTGATTCAGTTCATCAAAGTGCAGAATGTCATAGCAACGACCTGGACGGATCAGTGCAGAATCAATGTCACGAATAGATGGCAAGTTTGTGGAGAAAATCAGTTTCTTGTTTCGTGTAGTCACAAGACCATCACCAACGTTTAGAAACTTGTGCATCATTGTATTACCTTCGGAACGTGCCTTCAGGAACATATCAGCATCTTCTAGAACAAGAACGTTCTTCTCACCTTCAATGAAGTTGGCGAACACATAATCTTTCTCCAAAACATTTGAATCATAAGACACAATAGCAGATGCTTCAGAGTGTTGTAGGAGACCACGAATGAATGTGGTTTTACCGGTGCCTGGTGGTCCAATCAACAATAGAATAGATGCAGATGAGTGCATGAAGCCATCATAGAATTCGGCGAGTGTTTGACCCTCAAGGAAAGGATACATTTCCTCAACTGGCATACGGTCGTGCCGTAGTGGAATTTCAATAGAAGAACCATCAGAGGAATAAATCCATTCGATTTGGTTTGTTACAAACTCAAAATCAGTTTCAAATTGCTTTTCGTATTTCTCAACGAAATCTTCATCACCCACAAGTTCAACAGAAACGTGTGTAGAATGAATGTTGAAGAACAAATAAGAAAAAGAATCATCATCAAAGAAATAACCTGTTCCATTTTCATATTGGAAGCGGCGGATGTCCTGAATCGTGTCAATGTAATCCAACCATTCTTTTTTGGTTGCGTACATGCTCAACCGAGTTTGGAATGTTTCGAGTTGACGATCAGAACGTTCATGTAAAATTTTGCTTGTGATTAGGTCTGCAATATCATTTGCACCCAAGAAAATTTCACCATTAACATCATTCATCTTTATACCTTCATTTCTCCACCATTGTGGTCTTTTACTACGTCTGTTTATGTTTCTTCTTGCAATTGCTCTAACTGACATATTTTTAATACCTGCCCATATAACATGTTTCTTTCTGGTTTTCCTTGAACCACTCCGTGATTCGCTTCTGCCAATTTCGGCAAGCCACTTATCAATTCTTTTTGAAACAGCCGACCCGCTTTTAATAGTTTTAAACCTTCTCCGTCTCATCGAATTCTACCACCCATGTTGCCCAATCATTCCGTTTGATTTTACTCATGTCAATAGAATTATCTTTGCAAAACTTCCATGCATCAAGATAAAAGTGAAAAAATTCCATATCATTTGTCCTTTGCTTTGTATTCGAAATTCCAATACTGACGACCCTCTGGAGTGTACTCTATGTTACCCCGTCTGTCAACAGTTTCAAGCCATCGACAGTCATTGTTTGCCACAGTAACAGGAAACCATGCGAACCAATCGTGCCATTGCATTTTACCAGAATAGTCTTTTGGTCCGCATTTAAGTTTCATTTATTTACCTACGTTTACGTTAGGATTCGCACCAATCACAAGAGTGTTGCCTTTGAATGATGCAATACCTTGAGCCTGAATCTTAGCGGCTTCTGCAAGTGTCATACGAGTTTGAGCATCCATGTATTGAATAGCGCCAGCGTTTGAGTTCAAAGCGGCAATACGTTCAGCTTCTTTCTTGGCAGTTTCAACTTCAACAGTCTTTTGCTTGAATTCATTCTTTGCACGAACCAAATCATTGGCAGATGCAACAACAGAATCAGCCGGCACAACATTACGAATCATAACTTGGCTGATAGTGATTGAACCGTCCAGTTTTTCTTCTGAAAGGTTACGGACGATTTCGTCCTTGATAAAGTTCTCCATGTCAGAACGGGCGTCTGCCATGTCCAAGGCCTCATACTTACGTGCGGCTTTGTAGATAGCATTACGGGCATTTTGCACCACATAGTTGTACATCACATATGTATCACCTTTAAACTCAGCGTGAAAACTCTTGTTCTTTGTGGAGTACAATTCAGCAACAGTTTGCGGATTGATGTTGTAAACAACTACAGCATCAAAGTCTTTCATTGTAGAATTATCTTTTGCAACGGGTGTCATATTCTCCAATACAACGTTCACATCCTTAATTGGGAACGTAAGCACAGTACCAACCAATGTTTGGTTGAAAGAACCTGGAAGCAATTCACCAGATTGTACCTGTTTATCAAAGCCAACACGAACACCAACTTCACCAGTTTCAATACGAGTACAAGCGGCAGTCATTGCAACAGCGGCGGCGATAACAGAAATTTTCAGAAAGCGAGACATAACAATCCTTTAAAAGAGAACAACAATAGAAATGAGAAACACAGTGGTGATTATAGCACAGACCAGACTATATGCAAGCAGTTTAGTTAGAATCCATTTTTCTTTACCACTTAGTTGAGTAAACACTTTGATACCAAAAAAGGTAATCAAGAATACAATAACGAATGCAAGAATAATACGTATCATGGAAATTTCCATCCTTTAGAAGTGTATTTTTCAACACGTTTTTGTGAAAGTGCAAAAGCATTCTTATGCTCATTCTTAATCAGGTGTTTGTTAAGAATAGCATTGTATTGCTTCTGTGAAATGTGAAGTGAATTGTTTGAAATTTTATACCACGGCATACAATGCACAAAATCAAATGTGCTTCTTGCATCAGCCGTATGAAGTGTAATCACTTGGAGTTTATTGATAAAGGTTGTGGCATTAGCAGTGACCAATTTACCTTCAATTTGAACCTCAACATACTTTTCATCGGCATCTTGAATGAGATTTTTATCCATGCCAGTAACATATTGTTTGAAAGACATGATATCATTTGTATTGTTTAAATACAAATCGTAGTCTTTAGGTGGTTCATTGTGCATTAGTGAAGAAATGGCACCACCACTAACAATAGCCTTATCTCTAAGAAAATCCCTAAGGGCTTCTGGAAGTTGATTCAACAAAACGGACATATTTGCAAACAGAGCCTTTTTTGCATCCAGCACATGTTCTTTGTCAATATCTTTAAGTGTCATTGTAGTGCATTCTCAAAATCTTAACTTGGTCATTTGGTGCAAGATAACACCTTGCATTTACAAGTGTGTCTAGTGTGATGTTATCTCGCATCTGTGTGAATTCAACAAGACCATTAGAAATCATGAATTCGGCAAGTTGTGTTGCCATAGAAGTTCTAAGGTATTGTTTGAATTCATGGTCCGCATACAACATTTTGTGTTCAGGCACACGAATTGTACCACGGACCATCTTACCACCAATTGCAACATCCTTATAAGTAAACTTGAAGTCCTCATAAGGATTAAAATCCCAATTTAGTGGGGTTTTATAGGACATTACACAATTTCAGGTGCAATGTCGTTGGTCTCAGTAGCCTTTTGCTTTTCACGTTTAACTGGTGCAACAGGCGCAACAGGCTGAACACGACCGATGTAGCGACCTTCAGGAGAAAACTCTTGGAAGTTCACCAACTGATATGCAGTCACTTTGCGACCATCTTTGTGGACACGGACAATACCACCATCTTTGCGGATGTTGTAAATGTTAGTGGACAAACGATAGAGAACACCTTCTTGGTCGGAACCCTTGAAGCAAGCCTCAATCTCTGCGGGAGAGATAGGTTTGCCAGAGAGCATAACGCAAGCAATTTTTTCGTGACGGTTGATTTTAGTGGTAGTACGCATAATATATCCTTTTCAAAAGAGAATTACCAGATTCAATTGTAACAGAGTGGCAGTCTGGTGGCAACCACTCTGTTGTTAAAATACCACAGTTTAGAATGGTATTTCTTCATCAGGTGAGGTAGGCATCACAGGTGCGGTGTTTGCCTCCGCCACTTTGATATCAACCTTCGCATACAGGTCAAGGAACGAATCCTTGGTCTCTTGGTCAAAACGATTCACACACAGTTGAATTGCCTTCTGACGGTCTTTGAAGATTGAATAGGTCTTTGCAATGTGGACCAAACGGCGAGTGGAAACAATCTCATCAACACCGCCTTCGGCAAATGTTTTACGAATAACATCAGCCCACTTCACAAGGTTCTCGGCAAACTCATCATCATTCAACAATGGTTTCAGAATCTTGAGTTCGACTTTGGACTCAGGATATTCCTGTTCCACGGTAATGTTGAAACGTTCAAGGAACGCATCATCAAGAATCTGTGAAAGGTAACGACCTTCTTCAGAGCCACGACCTTTAGTGTTTGCAGTAGCAACAACGTTGAAGCCACGTTTTGGATAGATGTATTCACCAGACTTTTTGTTGAAGTAAGGTTTGCCTTCGAGAATACCTTGGAGGCACATCAGTTTGTTAGAACCACGGTCAACTTCGTCAATCAACAGGATTGCACCACGTTTCATGGCAGTCATAACAGGACCATCACGGTACACCACGTTACCATCAATCAGTGTAGGACCACCAATCAGGTCAGATTCATCGGTTTCAACGGAGATGTTAACACGGATGCATTCACGTTTGAGTGTAGCACACACTTGTTCAACCATCAGCGTTTTGCCATTGCCTGACATACCAGTGATAAACACGGGAAAGAATTCCTGTGATAGTACAATCGAGGTCAGGTCTTTGTAGAAACCAAAGGGCACATAGCCTTGGTACTTTTCGGGAATGGATGTGTCTGCATGGTCTTCGAGTTTCTTTTGACGGAGAACATGGACGGTTGCAGTTTGTGCCATTTCGACAACAGCAGGTTCTTCCATAACCGTTGCAGTCATGGCAGGACGCACAGCATTAGGTGCATCAGGAAGGAGGTACTGACCACGATTCGCACGGAATTCTTGGCGAGTAACAAACCAGAAGGGATACGGGACTGACCGTTCATCAACGACACGTTGAATTTGGTCACGATTCAAAATTGCATTCTCACCGAAAATCTCAGTAGCGGCTTGGACGAATGCTTTTGCATTACGATTCATAAAGTTCTCCATAACAAGGTGTTTCTATTATATCACAGTTTCTGCCACATGGCAACCATTTTTTGGTAGACATGTTGCATGGAAACAACAATCATGTACCAGTTTATATCCATATTTACCTCTTTCCATTCTTGTTTGTTGCATAAGTAGGTATGTCCATCCTTCAAATGAGGTTCACCTGGACATCCACCTTAGTTACATTCATCTTATCATCATAACTGGTATAGGTCTTACCAAAACCAGTGATGTTTTCTCTAGCACAGGTTTCCAATGCCATCCACACCGCAACACGTTGAGAAGTGAATACAAATTTATTCTGAAGGTCTTTCACATCCATAATGAAACCAACACCATTTACAATGGCACGGAACTTCTGAGTGTTATTGAGACCCCAAATGATTTGCTTAGTACGCATTACGAACCTTTCACATTGAATAAGACTCTATTATACCACAGGCCAAAAAAAAGGCAACCATAAAGATTGCCCTTTGTTGTTTTTTTACAACACTTCACCAATAGCCATCGGAACAGCCAAGGACGTATTCGTACACACGTTTCCGTCCTTCCGCACCAGTTTGGTACACTTCATCAGGTGTTTTCAAATCAAATGCTTTGTTTGGTGAATCCCACCAGCCATCGACCAATTGTGGTGAACCTATCATAGCATACAGATAGCGATTGATATCAGATTTTATAATCACATTTTCAATTTGGCGTTTGCGCCAGCCTTGTGCAGTCATCATTTAACTCCGAAAAGACTTTTAATCAATATTGCACCAAAACCAGGATCATACGGAAAAGGTTCATCTTTCCATTTGAGTAGTTCATTTGCACATTCTTTAACCAGAAGTTCAGTGAATACTTCAAACTCTTTTGAGTAGTCAGAAGACCAATCAATCACAGCACCTTCTGGTTTCCATTCCTCAGAACCCCAAAATACAAAGCCAGCTTTTTCGGCTAAGAATCTAATTCTCTCATTCATTTTCCACCCCATCATTCAAATCTTCTTCACGTGTGTGTACATCACATGCGGTGTAAATCCAACCACGACCACGCATTTTACCTGGTGCTCCACATTTTTCACAAGTAAATGCACTCATAGATTCCGCCATACGCACCATACCATCGATAGTATCATCACCACCATGATAATAGAATCTGAGTGTGCCAAACTTTTCTTTCACTTGGTCAACCACAACCTGCGGCACTTCATCACGAATTTTTTGATCGTATGGATTATCCTTCAAAAGACGTTCACGTTGGCCATTCTTCCAATCAATGTGGTGTTGCATGTTTGCACAGAGTGCATTAATGATATTGAACCATCCATCACCATGTTCAAAACCCCAACACATGGCAGTTTCTCTCATGTCTGCATTACGATTCACAAACATTCTAGGATACTTTTCACAAAGTAGTTTATCTAGTTCTTCACGCATCACCAGTCCTTCACATCAGTAATATCAACAGTCGTATCTTTATTATCAAACAAATCAAACTTCACACGAACATTTGCACCAATGCCGGATGAATGGTCAGCTTCAACCTCAAAGTGTTTAATGTCTTTGAAGTGTTGTGCAATCTCATACAGTTTTTCAATCTGTTCATGGTTTAAAATAATACTCTTAGCCACAATTAACCTCCGTAATATTTGATAACGGTATCCAATGCTTCAAGCAAGCGAGTGTTATACACCACATCTTCCGGATGCAGATAACTACCTTTTTTGAATTGTTTCAATTCCTTTTTGATATATTTCTGGTGGTCTTTCAATGATATCAATGCAAGACGTTCAGCGGTTTCAATATCGATTTCAAGTTTAGCCATTATGTTCTCCAAATTTCTTTAAAGCCTTCATCTTCGGTTGGTTCATCCCAACCATCAATCATAGATTGAAGTACATCAGATGGTATCACCTTTCCTGGTCTGTTGGCAAGTCTTTTTTGAAGTTCTTCGGGCTTTGGGATCCGAAAAACCACAGCAATCGCATAATATTCCGGTAACATTCGGAATTTCTTCGCCCTTGATGCAATAGTGGTGGAGGTTTGGTCCCAAATGATATCCTTACCAGCATCACGTGCGCCATTTACAGCACCAGCCATTCTTGCAACGGCAATAGGCATATATTCTTCAAACACCTCAGTGTAGGTTTTACCAACAGTTTTAGCCCATTCTTCAACATACGTATCAGTTGAAATATATGCACAATCTTTCATCCAAAACTGTTGGTTTTTTACCCATGTGGACTTACCAGAACCTGGTACACCAATCAGCATGTAGAGTTTAGGTTTTTCGTTCATTCAATACCTTTCGACAATCAATCAATAAATCTCTTACTGCATCATGGTTAGCGAGTTCGGGATTAAATAGACCACCATTGGACAAATATGCCGTGATTCTATCAATCAGTTCTTGTGCTTTATCGTTCATCAGGTTCTTTCTCATAACATGTTAAACACACAGCATCATACCGTGGACCACCCATAGAAGCAATAGCACCTCGGCAATACTTACACATGATAAAAGCACAGGTAGTAACAAAGTCACGTTTAGCTTCGTACATCGGATAGAATCCTTCTTCACGTTCTGTATAACCTATTAGCTTACGGTCTTCATTCATCTTGAATTTCCCTCAGTTTTTCTAATGCTTCAATCAATGCGGGTATAGTGCGTCTATCGAATTCGAATTTAATAGGTGTACCCAAGAAATCATAATCGTGAATGTGCATTGACACCATCATCAATCTATCATCACTCAAAGTGATATACGGAGAACCGTCCGGTTTTTCTAAAATAACTTTCATACATTTCCCAATCCAATTCTACTATAACCTAACTTGCTTTTAATCTCTTTACGGTACGTGTTCTTCTCTGGTTTCCACGCTCTTGGATCAACTGTTTCACCAGTAAGCACATAGCGAAAGTCTGGATCATATATCATGCGGCCTGATAATTTCCATATTGGTTCACCGTTATATGGAAAAATACAACCACGGCACATACACCAACTCCAGCCACTGTCAGTCATTACATTACCGTTTACAGTGCCAACGTATTTGACTACGTTGCCTTTGTGCATTTCTTTGATAGCTTCGTGATAGTCAATCATTGTTTTCATCTTGATACACTCACTTTGGCATCAGGGTCATCCCAACATGCATTACGATACTCATACACGAACTTTTCAAGGTTATTGTATGTACCCCATCCGTTTTCAGGATTGAACGTCATGTAGTGGTAAGGGTCTGACAATAGAATATTCCATCCTTCATCCAGAAGTTCGGAAATATCTTTCGCATACTCCAGACCGTGCTCATCAGGTCGCCAAAGTACATCATACAATGTCAGACCATTTGCCAGTTTGACCTGTGCGGCCATTTTACCTAGATTGTGTGTGATGTTTCCAGAATATACAGAAGTTGGTTGCACCACCATCAAATCAACATCGAGGCTCATCTCACAGTCACCATGAATTCGTTTGGCTTTTTAGTATCTTGAATTGATGCAGTAAAACCAACAGTTTTGAATGCACCATAAATTGTTTTCTTATTGTTTGCGGTGAGTAAAATCTTTTTACCAACCTTCAAATTCGATTCACGCAAGAATTGAGTTAAGCCATTTGGTGCCCTAGTTTTCATGGCTTTTGTGGCTTTGATCTTGGCTACCTTGGGTTCTTTGATTGCTTTTGGTTTACCATAGCTTGCAGTATCAATCATGAGTTTACCTTGAATGATGTGCATGTCAACGGGTGAATCAAAATAAATGGTTGCGTTGTTAAAAATCACAGAGTGCATAATATATCCTATCAGTTGTTACGGGTTTCACGTTTTATATAAAAATCACGAATTGCTCTCGCATCATGGAGTGCATTGTGCGGAACTAATGATTCATATTCAATACCAAAGTCTAATTCGAATTTGATATTTGGTAGCAGACCGAGGCGCATACCTGGTCCTGTGATAATGGACTCACAGAAGTGTCGAATGTCATCAGGCCAATCGGCAATGATAATCGTTTCACTTTTGTTATTCCACAGATAGTTCGCCAATTCTTGTTGGAATTGATGATGGGTACATGGAACCAAAAACATATGTGGTGCAACATTCTCACGCACCCAAGGGTCCAATTGGTCTTTGATTTCCAATTCTTTATAGAATTCGGGAAATGTAGTGTCCTCTGGTACCAATGCCATAGACATTAGTTTACCACCAAAGCCATTGAATTCAGTATCTAGAAAAAATCTCATTTTTTAACTTCAAAATCTCGCCTGATAATTTCAGCAATATCAACATCACCATCCCGTACATATTTGTCGGCAACCTCAGCACACCGTTTCACAATCAATTCAGTAAACTTTTCCAGTGTGGATTTCCATTTTGCATGGTCCTTACCCAATGCATACACATCGAGGTGTGATTCTCTTGCAAATTCCATAATTCGTTCGTTCATAGGTAACTTTTCCCAAATACTTTGTGAATACACATTTTGTTACCAACACCATCCTCACGGTCAGCAATCATGCTCATATCAAATTCTGTTGGATAATGACGGAGTAGATGTAGAGCCTGTTTCCGTACACCGGATGGCACACGTGGTGTTTTCTTTGGATCAAGGAGTTCCAATAGGAATTTCTGTGTGTTAATCACAGCGTTTGTGCGTTCTACAGGTACAGTCATAGTTTTTCCACTACAATTTTATTTCCAAAATCTTCACCAAACGAAATGTTTTCGTGGTACACTTTCACCAAGCCCTTCCGTGAGAGTCCTTCAATAGCAAGAAACGCACAGAATGCATTCATTCTTTCAGATACTTGTTCAGCATCTTTTGATTGTTCGAGTCCTTCACCGGTGGCTAGCATCTCGGAGATGAGTAGGACTTCATCAAGGCGTGAGTTTTCCTCATTATCGGCAATCTTTAGGAGTGTGTCCACATCCGAATCAGATAGTGCTTTCAGAAAATCACCAGGTCGCATATAACCAGAATCGGATAGGTCCATAGCAAGGGTACGGGTAAGGGGTAGGAAGTCCTTGCATTTTATCACCTTATCGTATGAAATGGCAATAGGTCCTTCATCAAAATCATCCATAATATGCTCCTTTTAAAGAATTTTACCAATACCGTGGTAAATCAGGTCATCAAGTTCTTTTTGATAATCTTTACCTTCCCTACGTTTCTGCCAAATCGCACTGATAATCTCATTCATTTGTTCGGAAGTGGCATAATCACCAATGGACAGATTCCGATATTTAACTTCATTCAGCAGGTCATCATCTTCAATTTGGTCCAAATCAACATCAACATCAACAGTAACATAAGCCATTATTCAGTCTCCTTTTCTGTGCAAAACTCTTTAAAATAACTCCATGGTCCGGTGAATAGGTGCTCACCTTCCCAGCCAAACACGGTGATACGGTCAGAATAAATGTGGTACTCATATTCTTGACCACAATCTTTGGTTGTCACTGGGTAGATATAGAAACCACCAACACCGGTTTTAAAATGTGCAATCATTTGTGCGGCGAGGCAACCCATACCGTTAGCCACTTTCCGCTTTTCATCAAACGGAATACCATTTACAATCGCATTAAATGAATTCAGAAATTCAGCCAGTTCAGCACCGTGACCGGACGGATAACCATCAAACTGGCGGTACATATTGATAATCGGTTCAGGTGATTCACCTTCATAATGGTCAGTGTAAACAAAGGTAAGAGAGCGAGTTCCCATGATATAATTCCTTTTCAGTTTGTTTTAAATGAGTCAAACCATGCGAGTAGAATATCCCTAGCTTCCGAGCGGGATATTGCAAACTCACGTTCCAGATAGGGTGCCGCACCCCACATATTAGTTTCACCAGAATCCCGTAGTTCAACGAGATAATCAAAATATTCTTTCATTTCATTTTCCTTATCAAAACCAAGTGCAATATACACACATTCACGCACGGCTGTATCTGTAGCCTCACCGAAATCATTGGGAAACCTTCGTGACAGGCTTTCCAATTCATCATATACTTGATTCCAATTCATTTTGAGATTCCGTGCCATACGGACAATGGAATGAACGGCATCATTACCAAAATCGGTATACATTGCATAATAGGGTGTAGGAAAATCAACGGGGTTATTTGTATTTGTGGAGTGCATAATGTTCTTTCAATATGGATAAGCCGAGAAAGTCTTTGCGTCCTTCATTAGACAATATGATGCACGGTTCATCCATCCGTCATTCTTCCGATGTGCCCGTGGTCCACGGAAACGGATTTTGTATTTACCAGGGTAAACAGAACGAAACTCATTCAGAAGATGAATTGGTATGTTAGTGAACACTGCGGCAGTATTCATCCGAGAATAGAATCGAAAAATATTAGACATTATGCCATCCATGGTTCATCAAAAGTATATGCATCAGATGCCAGATTCATCTCCTGAATTACAATAGAGATATGATATTCAGCATCAGTCCGAGAATAAAAGGTTTCTACAAGGGTTCCAGAATAGAATACCTCATAGAGTCCATCATCATTTTCAATAATATCAAACATTATTCGTCCTCATCAACAGTAGCAAAGAGTTTAGCACCTTCGTCCATAAAGACAGAGAATGCCATCATAGTCTTTTCAGAATAGATCATTCTCCCATGCTTTTGAATGTCCTGAAGTAACTCCAAGAAACCAATTCCAAGAAAATTACGTTCTTTATCCAAGATAGAAATTGCAGTAGTGATTTTCATAGTAACTCCGTCATTAAACCTTATAAACCTTTTCTTCAACAACGGGATAAACTGCCCTGAATGTAATCTTAGAACAATCAGAATAACGTTTCTTCAAGAAATTCCGAATTGCGGATACAGACTTAAAATAACCAGTAGCTTCAATCCACTGTCCTTCAAAATAAACCGAATACTGTTTCATAGTCATCCTTTGTTATCAATCAATAGAGAGAATTATACACGTTCCAAGGAGAAAGGCAAGTAACCAAAAAGTTCTCCATCCTTCCGGTCAACTATTCACCGTTTGTAGTGAACCGGACGCTCATAACGACCTTCAGAGTCCCGATAAAGAGAGACATAATGACCGTATTTACTTCCATCATCAAAAGTATATGAGAAGGTAGAATCATAGGAGAGTGGAGGGAAGTTTAGTGCCCAAGATTCCAATAATCCTTCAGATTCAAGAGCAGAATTGAGGGTGGGAAAGAAGTTTTGTTTCATACGAATAAATCTCCATAATATTCTTCATCAAAAGCATCAAAATCCTTTTGTATCCATTCAATAGTATAACCATTAGAAGAATACTCAGAAGCCATTTTCTCCAATTCAGCGAGAGCCATAGAAGGAGAAAGTTTCTGATTAGCCATTAGAGAGAGGTTGGAGCAATGCATAAAGTTATTAGAATCTTTATGTGCGGAGACCTGAATGAATTGGCGGGTGTTTGTGTTTGTCTGTGTCATGGATGGTATTATAGCGGAGATGGTAGGAATGGCAATAGGGTGGATGGAGGTGTTGCTCAAATACAACATGGAACATGGAATCTTTATAGGAAGAACCAGTATGCAATATAGTGCATGTGGATAACCTGTGGATAACTTTTTGGAATGTGCATGGAATGTGTAGCGGGACCTTAATTACTGACCAGTCAGTCAGTATGTCGCTGGATGTGTCGCTGGCCATCGGCAGTGTGAAGTTCTTATTTAGTCTTAGTTGCTGGCTGTGAGCGCCTGAAATTTTCTCAGAGTGTCTCAGAGTACCACAGCACGTTCCAGTGGGTTCCAGCACGTTCCAGCATGTCCCTTGACGGTGTGGTAGAGTACCATTCAGAGCAGTGCAGAGGTGCTGGAGTGTGTTTGGGTGCTTCACGCATCCAGCGGGCAGCCTCTACGTCCATCCCCAGTGTGCTGTTCGAACCATGTGTCTATTATAACCGAAAAAACGCCACCTGGCAACCACCAGGCGGCTCACTGTTGTTTCTTTACAACATCATTCTTCCTCAGAGAATCCTTCAGAGAGGACTATCTGGTCCTCATAGTAGTTCCGTTCCTCCTCCATGCACAGGTTACCCTCTACCTCGAACACCAGGTCCGTGGCAGTCTTTTCATCACACCCAGTGGTGGACTTCACAAATGCAATAATGTCCTCGAATGCATCGCCATTGGAGATGCAGGTTTCAATATCCATCAGCAGGTCTTTCATCTTACTCATCATCTTCCTCCTGTTCGGCTTCCCAATCGGCCATCTGGTCGGAGATACAGAATTCCTCATCCAATTCGGTCGGGAGAGTGTCTGCCACCTCTGCCGCATTCATGTCCGAGTATTCATAATAATCATCGAAGCCGTCTTCATACAGTCCAGCAAAGGCCATACCGGGTTCATAGTACATCGCCTTGACCTCGAAACCCATTTCTTCCATCGCACGGTACGCCTCTGTGGGTGGTGCCCAAGCGGAGTCGAAGGAGATTTTCAGGGTGTTTGGATTGGGTCGAATGTAGCCATTGTCACCACCGACATCCCATTTGGTGCCCCAGTTGGACACGCACCAATCATAATCCCATTCACCCTCATAGGGTACCAATGTTTCCAGCAGTTTACCATCAGTGAAACCAGCCACCGCCTTGTCAATCATGGCTGGGTCATCATGTTTCAGTGTGAGAGAATTAGAGCACCAATTTGGCATGTTTCGTCCTTTGTTGAATGAATGATTGTATTATACAGGTTCTGGTTGGTTTGGCAACCATTACTTGACCGGATTGGTCAACTTCTTGTGGGTCACACCTTTCCGATAGGTGATATCGGGAATGCGGTGCGTCCTGTCTTTGAGCCAGTTTACCATGTAGGTCCATCGGGTGTCCATATTATTCTCCTTCATTAATTAACCACAGATTGTGTATTCTGCCAAATCTTTCCACTTGGCACCAGCCGACTTGCGGATTTTGGTGGTCTGGATCAGTGTACGGAGTGACAGTTCTTTAACGTCATCTTGGAGGTTGTCAATCAGGTCCAGTGCATCGGACTTTTCTGTCTTTGAATACTCTGGCATAAATTCTGGCTGAGCCACAATGTAACGCATACGCTCCACCTTTTGCTCGGTCGTCATGGTCAGGTCAACCGCCATCGAACGGGTGATGATGGCTTGGTCCATCGAATCGGAGGACAGGTTGGAGATGAACACCACACGGCCTTTGAATTCGAAGGATTGTGGCAACTCGTCATCCTTCATGTCGGCACGCCATGAAATCACACGGCGAGAGTAGGAGTCCAAAGCACCTTTGAGCAGGTTCAGAGAGACCGGATCCTTTAGCACCGAGTCGCAATCATCAAAAACGACCACGCCGTCCTTGTTTTCGTACAGTGTACGGTAGAGGCCCTTAGGTGTAGAATAACCTTTAATGACACGGTAGGATTTTGAGGTGTTGAGTTTACCACCGACCTCGAATTCATCAAGGAGGGTAACGTCCCGCATACCGGCATCATTCAGTGCCTTGGTGACGGTGTGGGACTTTCCCAAGCCACCGGGACCAGAAACCACCACCGATGCTTGGTCGCCTTTGACCAACATGTTGACCATGTCAGACACAAAGCCGAACCGCTGGTTGATGGTGAAGCGGGACTCCTTGACATTGATGGAAACACCACCGGGAGCGCCTGTAGCCTTTTTGATGACATAATCCATGTGCGCCTTGTTGGTGCGCTTCACCACCTTGCCATTGATGTTGGCAACGTACTTACCATTAATGAACTTGACTTCAATCATATAAACCTTTCAATTGTCAATACCATGTTGAAAAACACCACCGGGAGAGATGCTTTTTAATATGGTATCGATTATACCAGAACCAGCAGGTTCTGGCAACCAATACTTGACCGGACAGGTCAACCTTTCGTCACAATGACGGGACCAGGTTTCCGTGCGGCTTTGCGAGCCTTCACGCCAACGGGGTTGGCCTTGTCCATAAGGCGAGCCAGTGTGGCTTGCGCCTTGCGGATGGACTCTTGGCGCTTTGCTTCCTTAGCGGTCGCCTTGGCCTGTACAGCCCGTTCCTTTTCGACCTTCACAGCCTCAGCCAATTCCTTGACGGAGACCTTAGCCTGTGCCAAAGCCGTACGGGCGGCGGCCAAAGCCACCTGGAGTTCTGTTTTTGCTTTCATCATTCACCTTTCACATTAAAAACACAATTATACCACCTGGCTACCATTTTGGCAACCAATACTTGACCGGACTGGTCAACAATCGGGGTCGAAGGACTCCCACTCTTGGGCTTCGTCCGGTTGACCGTCATCCTCTGGCTCCATCTCGGAGTCGGTGAGACCTTCCACGAAAATGCCGTCCTCGGTCAAGGAGTCCACGTAGTCGTTGAAACCACAACGGAATGCTACTGGATCAACCTCACGCAGGACGTGGGAAGCGGAGTAGGTCATACCGCACAGTTCCACCGGACCCTCACAATCGTCCAGCATTTCCTCATACATTTCCAAGGCGGTTCGTTCGGATATCACTTGTTGCATGTTCTTTCCTTTTCTTTCACAATATGGATTGGATTATACAGGTTTCGGTAGGTTTGTCAACCAATACTTGACCGGATTGGTCAGGTATCAAATTCGCAGGACTGGTTCAGGAACAGGTCCAGTTCCAATCCTTCGTTCAAAATAGCGGCAACTTCCATTGCCTCTTCCTCGGTATCGAACCGGTCGATGGACTCTCCGGAACGGACAGAATCGGACAATTGGGTCCAGCGGACCACACGGAAGTCCATGGTTTTGTCGTGGTATTCGGTGGTGTAGGTTTTGTTCATCATGTCGTGGATTATACAGGTACCAGCAGGTTTGGCAACCATGCTGGCAATACTTGACCAAAATGGTGGGTCATTAATATGGCACCCAGCCTCCACGTCCACCCCAGTCCTGCTTTCGAATAGGTCCATTATACCAGAACCAGCCGGTTTGGCAAGTAACCAAAAAGTACTCCATCCTTCCGGTGGGTCATTCCAACGGATGGTTGCCATTTCCGCTGGTTCTGGTATACTCCATTCCATAGTGAATTGAAAAGGAAACAAAAAATGAAATTACTCTCCACTGGCAACCCTAAGGTCCTCAAGGGCATGGCTCAAGGCTACAATACCTACATCCTGCACCTCGCACCAGCCAACCTGTCCGGCTTTGAGACCTGCGCCAAGCGGACCGCTGGTTGCACGGCGGCATGCCTGAACCTCGCTGGACGTGGTGGTATGTTCAAAAAAGGCGAGACCACCAACGTTATCCAAAAGGCTAGAATCCGCAAAACCCAAATGTTTTTTGAGGCTCGCACCGGTTTTATGGAATGGCTTGTTGCCGATATTGAATTGGCCATTAAACAATCCGCCAAAATCAATATGGTCCCAGTGATTCGCCTTAATGGTACATCGGACCTGGCATTCGAAAAGTATGCCGCCATCCGTAATGGTGTAGAATATAAAAACATTTTCATGGCATTCCCTGAAATTCAATTCTACGATTATACCAAGATTCTCGGCCGTAAAATTGCCGATTATCCCAATTATCACCTGACATTCTCCGCAGCCGATGGTAATGATTCGGACGTTGAAAAGGCTATTGCCCAAGGTTATAATGTAGCCGTGGTTTTTGGTATTAAGAAAACCCTCCCAATGCCTGCCGATTATCTCAATATGCCAGTTTTTAATGGTGACGAATCGGACCTCCGTTTTCTGGATCCAAAAGGTTCGGTTATTGGCTTATATGCCAAAGGCAAAGCCAAAAAAGATAATACTGGCTTTGTGAAATTCATTCAATTGGTCGCCGCTTAATATAAAGGAAACATTATGTCCAAAATCAAATTACCATTCGAATGCATGGTTGGAACCGAGAATGAGGTTATTACCAATCCATTTTCTGGTCAATCCATTACATTATCTCCAGAGGCAGTTGCCGTATATGATACCATTATGGGTTGCCAATTAATCGGGGATTATAAGAGAATGCAAAAGGGGCTGGATTGGTTCCGGCGCCACTTCCCAGAGGCTTACATGGTGCTCCTGGATTGACCCACCACTCCGGTCAAGTATTCCAAGCATGGTTGCCAAAACCGGGCCCTTCCGCCATAATCCAACCATGTTGAATTTGAAAGGAAACAAAATGACAGGTCAAGACCTCTCCAAGGCACTGGTTGCCGCCATCCAGAACCGCCAAGCCGTGCGTGGTTACAACCAGCAGGATGCCAATGCCTACACCGTTGGATACCTTGAGTCCCTCATTGGTACCTTGTGCAACCTCTCGCCTAAGGTCAAAAAAGAGGTTTTGAGCACCTTGGTATACGTAACCAATAATAAGGAGTAAATTATGACTGATTTTGAAACCAAGTGCTATGGCATGAGCCAAGCCGATATCCGGAGCCAGTATATGGAGGGCTTGACCGCTCGCCTCTCCGGCTTGGAAATGGTGGTGATGGGCATCCTGTCCGATTGTCAGGAACTACAGGCTATGGGTCGGAATGAGGCAGTCCGTAAGCAATTGAACGTGGCTAAATTTATATTGTCGGAAATGATGGAGGGTAAGTAATATGTTTTCAGAAAATAAGTGGGAAGACCTTGCATTCAAGGTGGTGGCGGTGCTAGGCTTGGTGGTGGTGTTGCTGGACCTGCTATATTGGCGGGCAGGCTAAAGGTTGGGGACCAGTTGGTCGGAGGGACGCTTAGGCGTCCTTTTTTTGTGCTTAAAAATACCAGAGACAGTGCCTTAAAGGTAATACTATGTAAGTAATTTTGTGCTATGGCCCAAACTCTTTTTTCCCTATTTTTATTTTCTGGGGCCCCTAGCACGTTTTCGAATTTTTCACTTTCACATACCTTCGGAATTTTCTCCGGACCCCTCCACGTTTTTTCGAATTTAGTATTCTCTCAGTCTCTTTATGGACTTCGGCTTTACTATGAGTATTCTACTCTTGGTTTTCGGGAATGGAAGGTCGAGGTGTACGGAAACTCTCGGTCCTTCTTCCATAGAGATTTCGGTGTCGTTTCCTACTGTACCGATAAATGGAACGCCTTCGTGCTTTCCATATACTCTATCACCCATCTCGAATGTCGGTTTGTATCTGTTCTCTCTGAAGTATTCAGCTAGGGTCACTTTCGTTCTCCTCTAGTCTCGCAGAATCAAATGCGGCTCTCAGCCAGAGTTTCAGGTACTCTTGGGTTTTATGGTCGTTTGTTTTATTCCCTGGAAAGGAGGAAAAAAATCGCTCTGACCGGAAGGAAAAACCCTCTAGTTCGTGAAACCAGTCCTCAAAGTTTTCGTATTCGTATCTCATTGGTGTTCAGAGATAAGTGTCTGGATTTTCTTCTTTACTTGGGATTTACAGAAGTCCATCATATCCTTATCGTATGTTGTGTATGTTCTATCTCTAAGGTCAGCTTCGTCCACGGCTTTCTCTGCTTCTCTCAGGGTGAGTTCAATAACTCTCTGTACAAAGCCATACTCTACTTCTTTTGAGGTATAGACTCTGTTTTCTTTCAGATAATCTACATTCGCTTTCTCGGCTATCTCAATCGTCTTTTCTGAAATCATTTCTTTCCTTTGATTGTTGTTACCACATTACCAAATGTGACCATTGAGAGCCATACGACAGCACACCATGTTTCAAACTGGTACGGTATCGATAGTGAGAAAAGTGTGTTGAGTGACCAGATAGTAGCAATCGGTCCAAGAATAATTGCGGCGATACCAAGTGCAAGCCAACCAAAAATCGTAAATGTGTTCATTAATCTATCCATTCTAAAATTTCAAAATATTCTTCGACACGTTCCTTTGCATGTTCAAAGGATGTCGCAAGGACTTCTAGTGAAAGTATATCATCTTCGAGGTGCATTGTAAATGGACAATCGTTTGCTTTTTTGGAAGATATAGTATCACCAATATCAACTCTACCGTTTACAGTATAGAACTTACCGTTTTTAACTCTGTCAAGTACATCATACGTCTCCGTATGTATAGACACAACAGCATCGAACCATTTCTCGGCTTGTTGTTGTGTCTCAAATCTTGGTGAGAGTTCAGTTCCGGAACTTGGATTAACCCAGAACCAAACCGGATCTTTCATATCCGTTTGTCTATACTTTATCAGAGCCGCTTTAAACTGCTTCTTCTGGAGTGTCATGGTTTCTTCGAAAAGAAAAGCTGGATTGAGATTCTAGGCTGTGCTGACGTTGATGTTGGTGTTGTACAATGCCATTCTCTCTCGGTTGAGTATACCGCAGTGTTGTATTGTGGGCAGTAGAATTGACCCTGTTTCGGATTATAGCCATATTCGTCTACACCCTTGTTTTCTTCTGTCCATGCAAACCAACCACCCCAATTAGAATCCCATTCTTTGTTGAGATAGATTGACATAGCATCATAGTCTGCATAGTCTGGATGCCAGTTTACACAAGACGTTTGATAACCAACGTAAAAGATGGCCGCAGAAGAATGTGGAAGATAATCCAACTTACTCCGGTTCACTAACTCATAGTAAATTGGATTCTTCCATTCATCAGCCAATGCACGTGAAAGAATTGTTCCTGACGTAGCATACTTCAGGACATCTACCCACTTTGTTTGGTTTGATGCCCAAACATCACCCATCTTTGTTTCTTCGTTCCACGCAAGGAGTCTTTCAATAAACTCCTCAGAGAGAACATCTGTCAAAATTTTAATCATATCATGCAATTAAGTTAATGAAGCGGTTCAACACGATACGATTAGAAACACGATTGCTTGTGTACTTTGAGAAAGCAGAAACAAGCCCACGGGTCGTTGTTGAAGAAACTTCGAATTCATCATCTTCGTCAGTGTCCAGTTTGTCTGAACGGAGGAAGTAATATTCATCGTATCCAACGTTATTTAGATACGTGAAGTTGTTCTTGCGGAAGTCTGCCACACGTTTTTCAGTTCCAGTCTGTTCAGCTTTCGGTGTGTAGAGATCCAGTGCATGGCGAACATCACGTAATCTTGCAACATAGAAACCAACCACGTTTGCATCTGTGCGTTGCTTCAACAGTTTGAGAAGTGCTGTCGTTTGGGAAACACCACGACCACCATAACCATGGCCCTCAATAACTTCAACGGATGCTTTCGTTACTGTGTCACGGAAGAAACTCCGCATTTTCCAGTTAGAATCAGCATTCGATGTTTCATAACGTTCACCATCAATGGCTTCAATACGACCATACAGTGAAGAACCTTCACCATCAGTCAGGAACACAGTATTCACAATTTGAAGTTTATTCTGTGTTTTGAATTGAGGAATCAGTTTGAATGCGGCAACTACGGCTTCATTCAGTGGAGTACCACCGAGTTCCAGAATTTCTGGAGGTTCCATGTTTGCACAAGTACCACGGCGACCAGTACCATAATCAAGGAGGTAGGATGCCATCTTAGAGAATTCATTTGCACTCATCTTATGAGAAAGAATATTGAGCAAAGAGAAATCATGGATAATCAAATCACCAACTTTCAACTTTTGTGGCTTCTTGTTTTGTTGCGTGAACATTTTTCCTGTTGTGAATGCATATACTTCGTAAGGAATGTTTACCTTCTTGCAGAACATCACAAGGTTCAAAAGTTGCTTCACTGTCGGATTCATGTGGTCACACATAGAACCAGACCAATCGATGAACATGACCAGACCGTGAGACTTACCATTCGGCACTTTAGTGAGTCGAGCAAAAATGTCATCCGTAAATTTGAATTCATGGATCTTTGACATGTTGAGTTCACCTGTCTTTGAAATCTTCGCACGTGTTTGCTGTTCGGCATTCTTACGCATTTCGAATTCTTTGACAAGATAAGAAACGACCTTGTTTGATTCGTTCCGAAACTTGCTGAAATTTTGACGCATCTTGTCGGTATGAAACCATTCGGAACGAATTGGATCAGAATTGTGTCGTTCAACTTCGGAAATCAAAGTTTTGTGGTCAACAATGATGTTTTCTAGAATCAGTTCGGGAATGTTAGAATACATAACATCTTTCCGCTTTTCACCAGAATACAATTCCTTTTCCTTTTCACGGAAAGAATTGTCAGTCTCTGATTCGATCTTAGTGTCGTCTGAACCAGCAGAACCTGTTCCACCAGTTTCAAGTGGAGATTCACCGTCTTTTTCTTCGGCTAGTTCTTCTTGACCTGAGGAACCAACGGTAAGGTCACCTTCTTTAGGATCACCTTCTTTTGGTTTTGTTTCGGACTTCTTTTGGTCTTCACCTTCACTGAGATCAAAATCCATGGAAACAGAAACATCAGATTTTTCACCAGGTTCTTCGTTTCCTCGTGTATTTCCAATTTGCGGTTGAATTTTTGGCTTCTCTGCTTGTTCTTTCATAAACTTTTGAATTTTCATGGCAATGGCCAGAGTTTCTTCAAACGTTTCAGCATCTTCAACTTCACGTACAAGTGTATATTCTTCGGAAGTGAAATCGATACCTTGAGCCGCACCACCTTTTGTGTAAAGATTGACACGGTCAATGAAATTCATGGAATTTAGGTCTTTACCTTCAGTACCAAAGAAATCCATTTCCATGAGTTCACGATAACCTTTGACAAAGGAAATACGGATACCAGGAAATCTACGTTTGATTTTCTTTTCGATACGTGCATCTTCGCACACATTAAGAATTGAACGATTGACTTTGAGGTCAACGACAGAATCGTGCCAACCTTTTTCAGGCGTTTCTAGTGCATGGCCAACTTCGTGACCGAGTAGAAGGTCAATAACTTCGTTGGAAAGATTGCCGTTCAGAACAGGAACGGTGAGAACACGGTTTTTGATATCGAAAAATGCTGTCGGAACCTGACGTTGTTCTACAATCAGGTTTTCCGTAGCCATGAGGCGTGCAAGATTTGATTTTGATTCAACTAGCATGTGTTTCCTTGTGTGTTTGTAGTATGTATTATATCATACTGACAGGAAATGTCAAGTCATGTGTTGTTTTTTTGAGACAAATCACTCTTTTTTAGTGATAATTAGTGTTCCGGCTTCGGAAACTTCAAGATTTAGTGTGTCACCTTCTCTCCAGCCGACTTCGGCAATCATTTCCGGTGGAAAAGTCAGAATTCCGTCTCCGGATCCGTCTCCGGCGTCTTCGATGTACATTGGGCCATAAACTTTTGGCTTAGGATTTACCCATTGATGCACAACATCGGTTAATTCTTCCCACGGTTGTCGTTTTCCGACTAATTCCTTATCTAAAGCAAAATAAATGTCGTTTGCCAACTCAGGATCACTTTGAATTATCGCTTTTGCGAGTCTTTGCGTATCAGTGGACATGGTCGCAACCTGAAAAAACAATTTTCTTCTGTTTTTCTGCGACAATCATTTCAACATGCATTAATGTCTCCATAACTTCTTCATAACTCATTTTTTCCAACTCCTCGGAGATTTGTTGGACTTCACTTTCATTAAGCATAATTTTCCTTTTGGCGGTGCTTAGGTTGACGAATGTACTTGGTCTCAATCCTGTGTCTTTGTGCAGGTTTGATAGGAGTACGACAAACTGGTTTTGGTATCTTAATTAAAATTTTCATTTTTATCTCCGCATTTTTGCCATGTCTTGTGCTTCCTCCACAGAAAATACAGGAACAGCATTGGACTTGTGGAGAGTGCCAATACCTAGAATTTTGTCACCGGTGTAAACTTGTTTAGGTTTAACCGTTGCGTTACCCATCATTTCAGGATTTAATGAGGGTACATTTTGTACCCCTCGAACAGGAGTGGAAAAACCATAAGTCCAAGGCTGAATATCACGTTTCACCTTTTTAGCAGTAGGAGTTTGGTGTTTAGCCAACCACTCTGCATACTCCTCTCGCTCTTTTTTAGGCTTGAGTTTAGGTTTAGACTTTTCTTGTCTCACATAAAACATCATAATATATCTCCAAAACGAATAACACTATTATACTCGTTCCACCGATAAAAGTCAAGTGGGTGTGTTGTATTTTTACAACTTACTGTATCGTTTTTCTATAAACCCATAATCATCATCTTCATGTTGACGCTGGCGCATTCTACGTAATTCCGCCGCTTCTTTTTTACGCTTTTTGTTTCTGTTGAATTCTTTCGTTGAGTTATATTCATTAGAATATTCTTCTTCGAAAGGACGAAACTTAGGAACAAATTTTCCCACTTCTTTTTCTCCGTAGTTATAGTACATCAGGAATGTTATCATGGATAAACTTATATGTCAATCCCTTAACACCCAAATCTTTCTTAAAAATTCCAATAACAACATCCGCTTCACGTGGTTCGAGAGATTCCAATAAAACCATGAGAATTTCTTCTGCACGTTTTGTGGTCAATTTCTCGGCGGTTTCATTACCAACACGGAACATGTAAAGGCGTTTAAGTTCAGTATCAAGTGAGGCATAAGAGATTCCAGGTTTTGTATCTGGTTTTTTATATCTCGCTGGATAATCTTTAAACTTCCATTCCATCTCCGGTCGATATGCCAACTGGAGTACCAATTTTACTGTTGGTGTCCAATTGTTGGCAAGTACATTAATCTTATCTTGTTTCGAATTTGCTTTTGCGAATTCATCAAACACTTCATAAACATTTTTTCTCATTAAAATTCCTCAATTACTTCCATTAGGTTTTTCAGCTTCTTGTCCATGAAGTAATTAATCAACTTGGAACGTGGAGCCGGCTTTGTGTTATTATATGTATCAATAATCGAATTTTTAATATCGCTAGGAATTTGTCTTAGGTCAATTAATGTTTGATTTCTTGAAAAACCGATACGTGCATTCTCATCTTCCCAATCAGAATAGTTTTCATTCATCATTTTCTCAAGACGATTTTTATTGATAGGTGTTTGACGTAGGTCACGCACAAAACAATCAGCAGGAGACAGAACATTAGGTATGCCATCACCTTTATCACCTTTGATGATTTTCTCTTTCAATTCAGCCAAAGCATCTTCGGACTTAATATACTTTTTCTGTGCAGGATTGTATTGCTTAACATTCTTGTACATTTGAAGTTGTAGAAAGTCACCATCGCTGGATAGAATGAGGATTTTGTTGTCACCACCAGCATAGATTGGTGTAAGTGTGCCGATAATGTCATCGGCTTCTGCACCATCAACATCAATAACTTTGTATGGAAAGTTTTCTTTGAGTTCTTGCTTTAGATTGCCAAGAATGTCAAAAATGAGGTGCCAATCGAGGTCGGACTTTTCACGTGCCTTTTTACGACCAGCTTTGTAGAATGGAAAGAATTCTTTGCGCCAATATTTTTTATTGTCACAACAAAGCACAACTTCACCATACTCTTGGCGAAATTGCTTAACGTGGCCACGGATGATATTGAGTACCAAGTGTCGCACTAAACCTTCTTCAAGTTTCACGTTTTTTTGACCAGCAATTTGTGCCATCAAGCCAGATAGCAAAACCTGGTTCAAATCAATGAGAATCATTTTATACCTTATTTAATTACTCGTAGAAGGATTATATCAGAATTTATACGACCTGTCAAGGCCTGTTCAACGGCATTAATATCCGAAAGAACTTTCCTAAGTGCAACTTTACCAGCTTTTAGTGTTGCGGGTAAAACAACTTCGGGTTTACGAATAGTTTTTTGAATGGAAGTTTCTTCGTTGAAATTAATGAGTGTTGTACCCTTAACATTCAATCCACCGGAATCGGTGGCATTGTAACAACCGAGTTTGCGGGTTTTAGTGTTAAAGACCCACAACTGTGTAGCACCGAGGATATCAACAGGATTAATAGAAGCGGCCTTATATTCATTATCTTCCTTTTTGAATTGTAACTTTTCGATAATTTTATCTACAGGCTTGGCCTTCTTCTTCCTAGGCGCACGTGTGAGTTTTGCAGTATGTGCAATTTTTGCACAATCGTCAATGATGCGTTTTAGAAGTGAAGCATAGTCTTTCAATTCTTTTTTAGTCAGGAATGAATAACCTTCGACAAGTTGTTCGTCTTTGCCTTTAATAGCTTCTTCTATTTCTTCCAGTTTCTTTTCATACACGGGAATAATATGTTTCGTATGGGCACCTTTGATATCCAAGGTTTTCATCAAATCATATGGATCAAAAACATCCTTGAATTCACGAACAGAGAAACAATCATCAATCGCACCTTCGATTTCACCGATATAGTCACGGGTTTTTTCAGCCACACGTTCTTGTATGGAAACAACAACCTTCGGTTCCGTTTCTTCAATTTCTTTTTTAATCGGAGATTTATTTTTCAAGTCTTCAATGAATGTGGTAATCCATTGTTCGTTTTTCTCCGAAAGTGGTGCACCACGGAGTTTCATACGGCAAACGAAACCTAAATTTTGAAAATCGTCATCTGAAACCTTTTCGATCAACTCGATTTCGGCTTTTGATGTGCCAATTTCTTTGAGATAAGAAAGTGTGAACTTTTTACTTTCTTTTGAATCGGAATGATAGTTGTACCAATTCAATGCGGTTGACAGTGAACTTTCGCCTTTTTTCCAAGACGGTTCACCGCCAGCCAGTGCTTTTTCGAATTCTTTAACTGATGCGTGTCTCATGTGTAGTAACAGCCTTAACAGAGTCGGTTCGGAAAGAACGCCAACCGTTACTTTCCATATCCCATACTGCTAGTGTATCAGGATTCTCTGCTCTTGGCAAACTCTCGGTCAAAAGTTGTTGCCCCTCTACAACAGGTTTTTGTGGTAGATATTCTGGTAGAAGTGTGCATTTCATTTCACGTTCCGTACCATCAATTTTAGTAAATACAACTGTAGAAACAGTATTGGACAAAATTTGTTTCAATTCATACTTATCAAACATCGTTCATTTCCTTTTCATAATATTCAATATACTCTGCCGTTCTTTCACTGAGTGCATCAAATGCCGCAGTTACGAACTCGTTAGAGGTTGTGGTAGTTTTAGCGACCATTCCCAAGAATCCATTATCTAACATATTTGTGATATAGTCAATAGGTGAAATCAAGATTGCCTGAAATTTTTCTGGCATTTTTGGTGGATCTTCTGGAAAGATAATAATATCATATAAATCACCATTTGAATTACCTGATATTTTCTCACCAGGGTCTTTATACTGAAATCCACAAATTTCCAAATCTCCATCATCATTTCGATAGAAATTTATACCATCAAATGGTTCAGTCTTTAATGCTTGCCAAGATTCGCTCATTGAATGCCTTTATGTGGGTCTTTCGAACTTTTACCATAATCCATGCGTTATAATAATCTTCTGATTCTAATACGCATCTATCAAATTGTTCTTTTGCTTCAAGATAACCACATTCACCTTTAGATTTACATAGGTGTATTATTTCTCTTTTAAATGAATGTGTACCATGTCGTTCCACATCACATTGTAATTCCGCATTTGAACCATAATAAGTTAACCAATCGGAAAATGATTTAACTTTTTTCCTTTTACCTTTAATTACTTTTGTTCTAACGGAATAGAAAAACTTTTTACCTATGTATTTTTTACCTGTTGTTAAATGTGTTATTACATACACGAAACCATAATTGTCACCAATGTCTTGTTCTGTGAAATCTTTATCTTTATAAATCCAATTTATTTCCATTCCTCGTTCTCATCAAAGTCCTCATCATCTATATATTCTTCGTTGAGGACTTCAATTCTTTCACCACAGAAGGGGCAAAAGGACGGGGATTCATCAGATACATAATCTTCTTCAAAAGCAACTTCAAAAGTTGATTCGCAATTTTCACATTCTGCTGTTATTAATTTTTCTGACATAGTTTCTCCTTAATTCGCCCAAACATCACCCCAGTTTCCTGTTGTGGCGCCTTTGGCATAGTCTGTTGCACGATTTTCAAAGAAATTTGTGTGTGTAGGTGCATTAATCATTTCTTCAACCCATGGAAGTGGATTTTTCTTAACCTTCATAATACCCTTTAACCCAAGTGAGATAAGTCGGCGGTCAGTGATGTAACGGATATATTTTTTAACATCCTCCGAATTCAAACCTTCCATAGCACCCATAGAGAATGCTAGGTCAATAAACTTGTCTTCAAGTTGAACCATCTTCTCTGCGATAGTATAAATTCTACCCTTGAGTTCATCATTCCAAATTTCTTTGTTTTCTTCTATGTAGGTACGGAATAATTTAATCATTCCTTCGGCGTGCATCGTTTCGTCAACAATAGACCAAGTAACAATCTGACCCATACCTTTCATCTTACCTGTACGTGGGAAGTTTAACAACATAATGAATGAAGAAAACAACTGCATACCTTCAGTGAATGCGGAGAATACTGCAATGTGTTCTGCTGTGGATTCTTTCGTTGAATTATGTGAAGAAATATCCATGACATAATCATGTTTATCTCTCATTTCCTGATAGTCTAGGAATTGGTTATATGTTGTTTCTGGAAGACCGAGAGTTTCAATCAAGTGTGAATAAGCGGCAATATGAAGTGCCTCACGTGCGGCAAAACCGGACAACATCATACGCACTTCTGGTTGTGGGAAATATGGCAGATAATTCCGTACATAACCACCAGCAACGTCAATATCACCTTGTGTGAAGAAACGGAAGATGTGTGTTAAGAATTGTTTTTCTTCATCGGATAATTTATTCTTCCAATCCTTCACATCTTCTGACATTGGAACTTCTGTATGAAGCCAATGTGATTGTTCGTGTTTGAGCCATGCATCATATGCCCAAGGGTAGTTAAACGGTTTGAAATGATTTCTTTCATCTCTTAAACTTGTTGCATTCTTTTTAACCATTAATCCACTCCGTCAGTTGTTGCTTTGATTTCACACCAGTCATTCTTTTAACTTCTATGTTACCATCTTTCATAACAAGTGTTGGAACTGAACGAATGCCATATTCTACAGCAAGATCAGAATGCACATCGATATCAACAACTTCAACAGGAACACCAGCATTGATTTCTTCTAGTGTCGTTGCCATTACTTTGCAGGGTTGGCACCAAGATGCCGTAAATCTTAAAATTCTTTTCATACTATTAGCACCATGAGGTTTTGGCTTCACCGTAATATTCACGTGCGAAACCGTTTGTTATTAACATTTGTCTTAAACTTTTACCATCGAGTATAACATCACCCAATACACGACCACCATACTTGTCCCAATCCATCAAAATGATTTGACGTTTTTGTGCCGCATTGATTTGCGCTTTGGTAAATGCAGTTGCCGCTTGGCCACGTGCATCTTCACTTGGGCATTTTGCACGATGACCCTTCTCAGGTGTATCAACACCGAAAACACGTACACTGAGTTCCTTTTTCAAAGGATCGGGCAACCAGTTTGCTTGGAATGCTACTGTATCACCATCCACAACTCTTGTCAATACCGCATCATAAATTACACCACTTTTTTCTTTTTGAGCAAATGCTGGTACTATACAAAGTGCTAGTATTATTGTTATTATTTTTTTCATTTTTCTTTTCTTTCGTACATATAAGTGTCTGTATCACCGAGAGACCACTTAGCTTCAGTTTCAACAGACCATCTTTTGGTTGATACTTTAAAATCCGGATATTTTAATTCTCTAGGATTACTAGAGGGTTCAAACACAATCATTCTATTATTCGGTTGACATGCAAATTGTCCATTATCACATTTAATAAAATTATATGATTTGTGGTCCTCAACATCCTCAGAGAAGCCAGTATCTATAGTATTAAAATCTGAATGTGCAGAATCTACAGTAAACATATATTCACCATACATCCAACCACCATTTTTCAATTTAAATTTGCATTTCATGGATTGAAGTTGGGCTTTCTTCAATACTGTAATGTCGTAACTTAAACTGTCCCACAGTTGTAGATAATCTAAGGGTAATGGTTCACCTTCAATTGGTTTCCAACAGTATGCACTGATCGGTAACTTATCATAAAGCGCACCATATTCATTCAAATAAGATTCGATCCTAAAGGCTTGTCCCCTCAGAGATTTAATACTTATCCACCAACAAGGAACGAATTCACCGAATCCTTCTTCGAAATCATAAAGAAACTCTTTACGAATGAAACATTTAACAGCAGGTAAATTTGCAATTATGTGTGACATGTTTTTCCAGACGCTAATACAATTTTACAGATATGTTCAAGGCGTTCAATGTGTTCATAAGCACGCCATGGACTTGTATCAATAGCAACAACACCATGACCCTTAATTCCTACAATATCATAAGCAATGTTACCATAGTCATCCAATTTTAGATTTTCAAAGCATTGATCTGCCAACTCTTGACTAATAGGAGGAACATCTCCTACGTTAGGAGCAACTTTGGTGTAGCGATTAAGTTCCGGGAACGCATCACTAATTGTGCTGAGGTCAATACCGGCGTGCATTGCCGCAATACAGTATGTTGGGTGTACGTGTACTACTACTCGCACATCATTGCTGTGTTGACCCATGCATCTTTGTAATCCAAAGTGTAATGGTATTTCTCCACTAGGCTTCAGTTTAGCACTGATATCGGAGTAATGTTCTTCTTGCCACAGCAAACCATGTATGCTAATTTTTTTAAACTGATCCGGTTGTAGCGTCTGTTTACGAACGCCACTTGGTGTAATATAGAAATGGTCACGGTCGTGATGGCGAATACTTACATTTCCATCACGACTTGTAATCCAATTTCGTTTGTATGCATCCACCATAATATCACATATAGTTTCTAGCATACAATTTAACCCTCGCAGGCGATACAGTCATTACCTTCTGCAATTGCAGTCATGTCAATTTCTTTGATTACGTCACGTTCAATTCTCTTGGAGACTTTATCAGCCTTTGCCAATTTTTCTGAACGGCAGTAATAAAGGGTTTTCACACCTTTTTTCCATGCTAAGAAGTGAATGGCATGGATGTATTTGATGTGGGAATCTGGACGGAAGAACACGTTTAAAGATTGTGCTTGGTCAATATAAACTTGACGGTCTGCCGCATGTTCAATCACCCAACGTTGGTCAATTTCCATGGAAGTTTTGAAAACTTCTTTAGTGTTCTCATCCATCCAGTCTAGGTGTTGTACAGAACCATCATTAGCAATAATAGAAGACCAAATTTGCTGATATTCATCTTCACCTTTTGGTGTCAATGCTGAATCATTTGGATCCAAATATTTCATGATGACTTTATCAAGCCAACGGTTCTTATTTAAAAATGCGCCCGATAGAGTGTCCTGACGGTAAGCGTTAGCACGATAAGGCTCAATGCTAGGGCTAGTATTTCCCATAATGATAGACGAAGAAGCATTTGGAGCAATAGCCATAACATGACTGAAACGCTTGCCAGTGCCCACGGCATCGGGTGCTTCACCACGTTCAGTGCCGAGTTGAAGATTCGCCTCATCTAGTTTCTCCCTAATGTTTTTAAAAATCTTATTGTTTAATACTTTTGCCATTACTCCTTCGAACGCAACGTTGTTTTTCTGTAGAAATGCGTGAAAGCCCAAAGCACCAACACCGATGCTCCGCTCACGGCTAGCACTGTATCTCGCTCTTGATATGCTATCAGGAGCATTATTAATGAAGAACTGCAAGACGTTATCGAGCATCTCAGCCACGTCCCGAAGAAAAGTTGGGTGATCTTTCCAATCATCATAATACTCCAAATTTACAGAAGATAAACAACAAACGGCAGTGCGTTCTTCATTTGTAGGAAGAATGATTTCAGAACAAAGATTTGATTGGTGTACTTTCAGACCTTTGTCTTTTAGCCATTGTGGTAATGCACGGTTCGAGGTATCGATGTAATGAATATATGGTTCACCCGTGTGCATACGTAGTTCAAGAATTTGTTGCCATAGGTGTTTAGCTGAAACAGTTTCACGCACTTCACCTGAGTGTGGATCAACAAGTTTCCAATCATCGTTTGCGGTAGGATCAACCATACACTTCTCAATGATTTGCATGAAATCATCAGTGATGTTAATTCCATGGTGTAGATTTAAACAACGGACGTTTGGATCACCCGTTGGCTTCCGCATCTCTAGAAAGGGAATAAGGTCAGGATGACTAATATCAAGGTAGGCAGCATAAGAGCCACGGCGAGTGCGTCCTTGACGATACGCAAGACTAGAGGCATCGTAAATTTTGAGGTGAGGCATAACGCCAGTACTCTTATCATCCGCAGAGCGTATCCCAAAGCCGATGCCAACACCGCCACCAAACATAGACAGCCAATTAGTTTCAGAAAGATTATCAACTAGACCCTCCGCAGTATCTTCAACATAGTTAAGAAAGCATGAAATAGGTAGCCCACGCTTAGAACGGCCGTAAGAAAGAATTGGAGTGCTATAGCTAAGCCAATGATTAGAGGCGTAATTATACAAACGCTGAGAATGCTCCGGATTAGAACCAAAAGATGATGATACATATGCAAACCTTTGTTGTGGTGATGTTTCATCATCACGCATATACGACTCTTTCAATCGCTTTATACCCAATTCATCAAATAGCTTATCTTTCTCCAAGTCTATTTTGATACCCATATATTCCATATTTTTACCCTTTTATAATTGCTTTAATGTTAGGTGGTGTCCAGCCTTCTGGCTTCAACACTTTGCCGTCTTCACGTTTGATAACTTTTCCATTCGAGGAGATTTTACTTAGGTTACTTCTGGCCACTTCATCCCATACTTCTTGTTGTGGAATCTGTAGCGTGTGTTCAAGACCTTCAATAACCCACTTGAGATCCGCACACGCATCAGCAATTTCGATATTGTCTCTATTGCCAAATGCAACCATCAATTCTTTAAATTCTTCAATAATTAAATCGATGTACAATTCGGATTGTTTACCATAGTCGGTCTCTTTTTGGTCACATGCGTCCATGAAAATTTTTACATCATTTTTGGTGTCCATTTTTTCTTCCTTAGTTCCATGTTTTTAGCCAAGTATCATTTTCAACATAGTGTTTAACTACTTGTTTTAGTTTTTCATCAATTTCAGTTTCATCAACCCAACCAAGTTCTTTCATTCTTTCACCACACACTGAATAGCGGTTGTCATGTCCAGGCCTAACTGAATGTGAGTTGGTCAATTCATATTTTAACTCTTTACCAAGTATGTTGGCAATCTTCTTTGCCATTTCCAAATTATCAATCTCATGCTGTGCCGTAATGTTGTATTTTGGGCAAGTAATACCTGTATCATCGCTAGAAGTTAGTTCGGAATTTACCAAGAAAATTAATGCTTTACCAACTTCACTTGCGTAGATGTATTTTCTGCTTCCAGGTTTGCCATTTTTATCAGTATGAATAATTAATGTTTCATCATTCAGAATTTTCCTAATACACAATGGAATAAATTTTTCAGGATGTTGCCTCTCACCAAAAACATTCATTGTATGTGTGATACACATCGGCAAATTGTATGTGTTGTTGAAGGCTATACACAATTCTTCTCCACCAGCCTTTGTTGCACTATATGGATTTCTAGCATTGTATCTAGAGTATTCATTAAATGTAATTTCAGATTTTGCTGGACCAAATACCTCATCGGTGCTGAAATAGAAAAACTTCTTTAGATTTTTTTGTGTTCTCGCAAAATTTAAAATATTGCATGTACCCACAACATTATCTAGAACAAAATTCATTGGGTTATCAATACTTCTATCAACGTGACTGCTGGCCGCAATATGGAAGATGTAATCAACTTCACCCAACTGTTTATTCAGTAATGGTCCTATTTCAGACCTTAGGTCATGGTGAATTATTTTGATTCTATGATTTTCAGGATTATCTTTAACAATATCATAAAGTCGATTCAAATTTCCGGTGAAATTGAGTCTCTCAAGAGTGATAATTTCCCAGTCAGTTTTATCCAAAATTTCTTTGACGAAATGATGTGCAATAAAGCCTGTAGCACCAGTAATCAATACTTTATTCACTGATGTATTCCTTAATCATTGGGAAAATTGGTTGAATCGCATCTGCACATGCTAGTGCAATATCACGATGTTCTTTTTGTGTTCCGTTATCGGATCGGAGTTGTATGTAGTGGACCCAGGAACGGAGAGTTCCGTTCATGTACATGCGGGATTTTGTGTTACCCTCTGGTAATACGGCACGTGCTTGTTCCTTTGCAATGCCTTTATCTAAAGCCCATGTGTAAACATCTTTTGTGCGCTTCAACAAATCGTTTTGTAGATTTTCCCATTGATATGCAAGCTGGCGCTGTTCGTCTGTAGTCAAATCCATTTCAATTGAATTTTGACGATTCTTCGTGTCTTGCAATCTTGCATCACGGAGTTCAAATCCCAGATCATCTGCACGTGCATATCGCTGTGAGAATTCTTGAAAGGAGAATGAACGATGGCGGAGAATCTGCCTTGCAATGTCACGGGTAGTATCAATCTGCAAACACACGGAGACCATCTCCAATGGAGACCAATGCTGGTGCTTAATTAGATAACGCACCAACTTTTCCGCAGTTTCGGTGTTGTTTTGGTTTGATGGATTGGAAACACGTGCGGCAAATGCCACCTGCTCCAACAAATTCATGCCATCGGGACTTTGTGAATAATTAATTAATTTAACGTTCATACTTTCTTCCATTGAATAAATTCCATCTTTGCTCTCAAATTCACAAAGGTGTTTTTGTTAATAATATCAACAATCTCATCACTGGTAAAACCAGATAGAATCATATCATTAATATCTTTCTCTTGCATCATCTCCGGCCAAATACAAATTGCAAAATGATTTTCAATCGCCTTGTCCATTAATTTACATATGTCTTTGTTTCTTGGTTCATTATCAAATACCAGAGTCAATTTGTCCCTTGGTATATAATTGACTGCGTTTGCTAAGTTAGCATCGGCAGTAGCAACGGCATTAGGAAGAAAAAGTGAATCAATCGGACCTTCAGTAACATAAATTTTTTCTTCTAAATTTACTCTGTCAAGTCCGAAAATCTTAATACTTTCTTCGGCTAATTTAATTGTGATGTAGCGTATCTTTGAATCACGGAGGGAACGACCTTGAACGGCCAGTAGTGTGCCGTCAGTGTCGTAAAAGGGTATAATAAGTCTAGGATCATCTTCTTTCAAATCTTTACCGTGGTCTGGAAGTAACTCATCGATAAAGGTTTTGAAGTCATGTGCATAATATAGTGTGTTATATGTATCCTCTGGAATTTTTCGTCCTATGCAATACTGTGCCGCATAGTGATCCACCGGGAGGTCAATAATTTTTGGTAGATTGATTTCTTTAGGTTTCTTCTTGAACACTGGTGTTTCAAACTTTAATTCCGACTTTTCTGGTTTCGGATAGTTTTGATTTCCAGTTTCTCCATTGGTATAACGTTCCATGGCATATTCTTTAACCATGTTTGCATCAAGTAAATTGATGAAGTTATACATTGTGTGGCCAACACCGCAATTCTGACACTTGTAAAAGTAGTCATTCTTTTTGCGGTAAATATAACCACGTGCTTTATGGAGGTGTTTCTGTGAGTCGCCACAGAACGGGCACCGGAAATTATACAGGTCTTCCTTTTTTTGGGTGAACCTGTTTAACTTCGGTGAGAGTAGTTTGAGATATTTTCGATCAATGAAAACGGACATAACGATATATCATAATAAAAGGTTCTGTCATTATAGCACATTTTTGTCTGGAGTGCAAGACCAGTTCTGGTAATTAATTAAAAAAGTGATAGTATTTTATCAGAATGTCCGGCAACCCAACCGCCGACACCAATACCGCCAGCAATCATCCACGTCCACTTGTCTTTTAATTTCTTGAGTTCCGAAATGTCCTTGGCCAAAGCGGCATGTTGTTCACAGGAAGCGCCATACATCTTTTCAAGTTCACCTTTTAAATCGTCACGTGTTTTGTCGAGACAATCGTGCATGTCTTTGACATCTACTTTAAGTGTGTCGATTTTTTCGTTAATATTTTCCACCTTGGTCTCAACAATACCAAGTCTTTCGGTTGTCGTTGCCATGATATTATTTCTTTTCTGGAACCTTAGTACCTTCAAGTTTCTTATGAACCTTGATTACTTTGCATTCTTGTTGTGGTTTTCCAGCTTTATCGAGAACGGGTTTTCCGTCTTTGGTAATTTTATCTATACAGACTTTTTCTGTTTCTGCACCAAATGCGGCTGTTGTTGCCAGTGTGATTAAAAGTAACGCTATGAACTTTTTCATTTTAACTCCTAGATATTGTTTTTTATTTATTACTTGCAAATTTCTCTGATGCAGTAAAACCTAAGCCTGCCACAACAATATACATCATACTGTCAAATAGTTCAGGTGATACTGCTTTTCCCAAAAAGGTGTTAGCCATAAATGCAATAGAGCATAGTATGAAGGCCGTGAATGTCACCACCCTCTTGGAACTCCAAGAACCATCGTGGCTATCTTTCAATAAACTTTTTAGAAATTCCATCATAGTTCAGGCTGTGGTGCTGGAGATGGCGCAAGTTTTCCACCAAATCCCATCGTTACACCTGATGGTGCAACTGGCATACTGCCATACCCACCAAAGCCACCAACTGCACCTGGTGCAAACGCTGGTTCAACTCTGGAACCCATTGCACCCATTTGTCCGGAGGGGAAAGATGGTGATGGTGGAGGAGGAAGGCTCGCTTTAGCTTGATTTTCGCTTGCTTGCTTCATCAATGCCAGTTTAGCTTCTGTTTCTTCTTTTGAGCCGCCGGCCAACATGATACCTGAGAGAGTACCTGTTAAGAACGTTGCGATAGGCACAATCAACTCAAAAAACTTCTGATCGATTGGAGAAATTGCATTAAGTGGTTGTGTAACAAATATTAATGAATAAAGTACAACAAACACAATACCTGTTAACGTTAGTGCAAGACATACACCAATAAAGAACTTCAGTCGAGCCATCAACTGTTCTTCGGTGTACATAATAGTTTGATTATTTTCCACAGTTAACTCCTTGTGCTGGCGTTGGTGTAAATGCTGGTGTAGCCATACTTTGATTTTGTTTATCATCTGGAGGTCCTAATCTAGGGTCACGTTGTCCCTTGAATACATGTTCGGGGCAGGTTCTTGTTACATCACATGCTGGTTTTTGGCAAATTGCTTTGTCCCAATTATTCGGGTCTTGGCAAGGATAACGGAATCTATCGCCACCGAAAACTGCTAGTGCAAGTGGGACTGCTATTAATATTGCTAGCCACCTAAAAAGTTTTAAATCACTATTCATCAGTGTGCTCCTAAAACATGTAATGCATGTTCATAGTGCTTGATGCGGTCCTCAAGACCGATTGTACCACCGTTGATGCGTTTTGTCAAGGTAATAATATCACCTTTGTCAGCCCATTGGTTTAGATTATTTGTTTCCCAGAACCAGCAAGCTGATTGTGCGGCACCCTCAAATGTAGCAAGATATTCTGATGCTTCATCTGGAGAAATGTGCAGTGATGCGGCAAACCAAGTATAGTTTTGTTTACCCGTTAACTGGATGAGTCCACGACCACAATATTTGTATCCGTCACCTGATGCTTCATCACCATTACCCATACGGTTAGCATAAACACGATTTGCGATAGCTTCTTGTTTATTTGGACGTGAGCAATACTCATTAGCAATTGCATCATCCGGAAAATACTTGGGGAAAATCTTACGGAGTGTTGCTGGTCTATAATTTAGATTTTCTTTGAGTGCTGTGAAGCCACCAGATTCGTGGGCACATTGAGCAATAAAAGCCGCAATACGTTGAGGTGTATTGATTTCATAATCTGGCAATAGTTGAGCCAAAGCATTGTGCCAATGTTCAACGTGAGGATTTTTAGGAAGTAATTGTTTTAATTGTTGTAATGTAAGTTCCATTATTTTAATCCCTCAAAAATATTTTTTTGCACTTGATACCATTCAATCCATGCATCATTTTTCACAGCACATGTATAATATTCCGTATAGTTAACAGTGATAGTTTTTGCTATATCACTTAATTTAGCGTCATCGTTCACTTTGTTTAGTTGTGGACATTTAACCAATAAGTGTTTAGGTACTTCTGGAAACTTTGCTACAACAGGAACAGTAGTTGAACATCCGGTTAATAGAGCAACAAATAAGAAAAACAAATATTTCATTTTGGTGCCTCTGCCGCTTTATTATGTAGTACTATGAATTCTTTAGGAATTTCACACTCACCACCAGGTAAAAACTTTGTGTCGTACTTGACAATTTCTTTATCAACATATTTGATAATATCTTGGCCACGTTCTTTGACAATCTGCGTCTTTGTCACAATTTTGGTTTCGATCTTGACGTTCTCTTTTACAGATTCAACTTGTGCCGCTTCGACTTTGGCTTCAAGTTCTTTCACTCTAGCCAACCATGCTTCTTCATTCGAGATTGCACCTGACATGTAAGTACCTATCACTATGAGAGCAACAGAGCCTAATTGTATGGGAGTTTTGTAAAGATATATTGCCGGAATAGGAATAAATCTAAGCAAGTAGGTTACAGCAAGACCTATCAAACCTATACCAAGTATGGCATAGAAAATCCAGAACGGTAACCATTTTAGTATCCACATTTTACATCTTTGGTCGTTTGCGTGTGAATGTTGGTGCCATTACGACACGTTTCTTTTTCTTAAGATTAACACCAGGTTCACCACCCTTTTCACCAGTACCTGCAATAGCACCTGTGCTTACTACATTGCTTGGTCCTGGACTTCCGCCGCCAGCATCTTCTAACATGAATTGCTTGAAAGTTTTCATATTTTTCTTAGTATTTCGGCCACATTCATATCTACAAGTATATCGGAAGAAATTATATCTTTTCCGTTTACACCTTTGATAACGTCTGGCATGTAATTTAGATAAATTAAAAAGGTCTTTAGCACATCATAATCAGATTCATCAATCCTAAAGAACAGTATTCGTGTTGCTGGTTCTGCACCAAATACATTATAAAGCAAAATTAAATGATTTAAAATTAGGCGTTCTTTCAGAGACTTTGTAATCTTGTAACGCCTAAACAATCTTTTAAGATATTTCGTGCGTTTCAAGTCTCCTTCAAACTCACTTATAACATAGTGTGGTGATGTATATGCTTTCATCGCATACATTATAAAATTATCTTCAGTCAAGTCATCGAACATAATGATACAAAGGGTGACTTACGCCACCCTTGCATTAAATAATAACTGCGCCGTTGCCGGTGATGCTGCCTGCCGCTACCAATGTTTCATATTGTGTACGATTAGCACGACCACCCATTGTTACGGTGAATGCGGCGTTGCCGGAAACAGGAACTGCTGTAGGTGTGGTGAGATATAGACCACCTGTATTAATAGTGATAGACAACACTGCACCATTCTGTGCTACAGCTACTGTTGCATTTGCGGCTGTGTTACCTGTACCACCATTAGAGAATGTTACGAAACTGTTTGTTCCGAAAGCACCTGCGTTTGCGCTGATAGAAAGAACAGGACCCATACCGGCAGTTCTTTGAACCCAACCAGCATGTGCCATTTTCGTTGCGGCAGGTGTAACTTGTGTATTAGATGCTTCTTGTGTATCGACACCGTAAACACCAACGGCCTCAGAAAATGCTTGTGCTACGTTAGCATTAGCAAAAATTACATTGGCGTTTGCACGTGTTGGTGCTAAGTTTAAAGCGGTGCCTGCATAAATTGGAACACCAGTGTTTGCATCTGTCATTGTCCAGAAAGCTGTTGACATTTGTTTTTCTCCTTGAAAGAATTCTATTTACTATTTATTGTTTCTGTGAATTTGGTCTGGTCTTAAGAACAGGCTCAATCTCTACGGTATCACGTGGCTTTCCTGTCATAGTAGTGCCACCCTGTAATGTGATTTTGGCATTGGGCTTATCGTCTTTTTCCCAATCATACATGCTTTCATTTTTACCCTTCTTTTTATAGATGGATTTAATGATACGTGCTGATTTCATGTTCTTCTTGCGGTGTTCTGATTCCATAGCCTTAACGGAGTTTGTAGCAGATAGGGGGGAATCTTCGATGCCGCCAATACCTTCTTGTACGGTATCTTCTGAGACGGACTTCCAACCACCACCCTTAGACTTGTACCATTTTGATGCCCAACCATTTGCATATGCTGAAGGATAAACATCGAACTTGGAACGGGCCATTGATTTTGCTCTGGACCATAGTGCAGGATTTGTTGGCTTATTTTTCTCATCAATTTGTTCGGTTTCTTCATTTTTAGGTACACAATTTGGTACAACTTTGCCACCCTTCATTTTGGTGCCAACTTGTTTGTGTGTGTCCCAACATGCTTCATCAACTTCTTCTTCACTGAGTTTACCTTTGCCGTAATTTGAAACATTAACGGGTTTACCACCTTTACCTGCTCTGTCTGCAACTGGATCATGTCTTCTCTTTGTTGCAACTGCGGCCGCACGTTCACTCTTACTGAGTTCAGCACGTTTTTCTTTTGACATACATTTTGGTTTTGGTTCACCTGGTTCCCTGGCGCACGGACCTGCTACTTCACCTTTTGAATTGATTCTTTTCCAATCACCCTCTGGATCAGTTTTGCTAAACCATTTGCGTAAATCTTCACGTGTAATATGGTCATCGGCATCCATATTATCGGGCATCTTTTTCAGTTCATTGATTTTTTTAGCATCATTGTCGAACTGTTTTCTAGTAGCTTTCATTATACCAGAAAAGCGTTTGTTGCCTTTTGCAATATCACCGGATTTATCTGCGGCGGATGCTTGAGCACCTGCGGCTTTTTTATAGCGACCTAGAAGGTCGGAGGAAAGTTCATCCAACTTTTCAAGTTCTTCTTTGATTGCAACAATCTTGTTGTACATGTCCATCGACAATGCACCTTCACCACGCATGTTGATTAGATTTTCAACAACTTTGTGCAGGTCCATATCAGTTTTCGCATCTTCACGTGCATATTCAAGAACACGAATGAGTAATGGAATATCCATTGTTACTGTATCTTTTTCATCAACAGCTTCTTTAACCTGTTTCTTTTCTTCGTTCCAATCGTCACCACGTTCACCCATACCAGATGTTTCTTTCACGTGGCGCATCTTGAAAATTTTGAATTCAGAAGAACGTGCATATGCTTTCTTTTGATTGCCGTCCATGGTCAAAGGATTCAAACCTTTAGACTTAATGAAAGACATTAGAAGGCCTGTTCCAGCTTCATCTAATTGTTCAGATTCTTCATTAACTTCTTCACGGTGAACAGTTGCACCTTTGATTTTTTTGGCTACGTTTGTAGCATGAGACTGTGAGCCGAATGATTTCCACTTTTTACCATTAATATGAACAGCATGTGGATGATCCGCAGGTTTGTTATAAGAACGTTGTGTCGGTTCATCATCATCTGCATGTCCCATGCGTTGAATCTCACGATTGCTCATACGTGAAACATCAACGAAACCGGCTTCAGAAACTTGTTCAGTTTCTTCCTTTTTAATGTTCTGTTTTGCGGCATCAAAAGTGTGACCCACCTTAAAACGCTTGAACGCATTTGATCGTGCATATGATGAACGCTGTGCAAAAGTCATAAACTCGGGATTGAAGCCAAGCGAACGAATGTACTTCATTAGAAGTCCATCTTCATTCAGAACTTCTTCTTTGACGGGTTGTTGATATTTTGCAGACCAAGGTTCCATTGGATCCTCATAAGGTGAATCGCCAAGTTTACCCATTACGGATTCTTTTTTGGCCTTCACCAGGTTCTTGACTAATTTACCGGCTTTGCTCATTGCTTAGTCCTTTTTAGCGGCCTTTGTTGCTGTAGCATACATTACAGATTTTGCTTTGTCGCCGTAACGTGATTTGAAACCTGCTAGAGATTTTTTCATACCTTTGACGATGCGCTCTTTCTCGGCAGTTTCACCTTTAGAAAGTTCACGTTCGTCCAATTCTTCAACTTCTTCTTGTGTCACACCACGTGGACCACGGTCATCTTTAACACCACCAGCTTTCATCAAAGCGGCACGGTCAGCATAACTAGAACGCTTGACATCTTTAGCGGCAGCTTTGACGGCAGGAGATGGGTTCTTAATGTGTTTCATTGCATCAAACTTAGCTTCTTCCAAATCTTCGGTTTCTTCTTTAACGTTACCTGCAACGTCAATCATAACCTTTTTTGGTGCAAATGGATTTGCTGTTTTACCTTTAACAACTCCAGCCAAAGTATCAGTAGTTACTTTGTTAGGATCAATTTCTTCCTTTTTCACCTTTTTCTTTTCAAGTGCTTCTATGTCTTTTTGACCAGGACCTTTAACTACTGCAAATGGATCAGCCATGGAATCACGGTGCGTTTTAGCGGCATTACCATAACGGTGCCCCAAAACTCTTGTTCCAGTGGAAGTAGGAATTTTAACACTTGAGTCTTCTTCAATTTCTTCTTCGTTGACTTTCTTTTCGCCACGGAGAATTTTGAAATCGTGAGCATCAATCTTATTGTTTTTATTTTTATCGATTTTGTGCTGATTACCCTTCAATGCTTCCATTTTTGCCTTATAGTCGGCTTCGTTGATATCCTTAATAAGGTCAGCGATTGGGTCCTTTTGGGTGAATACGTTTTTGTTGAACATTTATTTCTCCGTTTAAATTAGCAGTTCCATTTGCGTAGTGATAATGCTTTTCTAGTTGGTCTACCTTTTTCATCCTTCATAGGACCTGGCATTCCACCCATTCTAGCACAGAATGATTTTCTTCTATTAGCCGCTTTGCTTCCAGGTTTCAATTTGGAAGGTGGTGTTGTCACGGCCATCGATAGTTTAGAACCTGGATTCTCACGGCGATAAGAAGCAATACCTTTACGGTTCAATCCACCTTCGGGATTTTTACCTGCTTTTCTCTGCCATGCGGCTGATTCTTCTAAAAATTGTTTGAAACTTTTCATTTCTTTTTCTTCTTAGGGTTGGTTTCAATCTTATTTAAAGTTTCCATCGGTTCTTTATTAGATGGTCCATGGTCTCCACCGGTGACTCCCATTTCTGTGCTAGGAGAATCAATTGATTCTTGTCTAAACTTATTGAAAGATTTGCGTGTCACCTCTGCGGTACTGGTATATTTATGCGCTGTCTGTTCTTTATATGTAACCATACCGAGACCGGACATTGGATAAACTGTACCTGAACCACGTGTATCGTATTCAGGTGTAACACCTGCCGCCTTTATCACTTTGCCTGCTTCGGCGCCTGAGGCTTTCTGCCTCTTGGCTTTCTGTTTGTCGTTGTCTTGTTGGAAACGGGGTTCTTTTGCTGGACTTTTGACGGTGATGGTTGGGCTACTGCTTTCATAGGTTCTGAAGGTGTAGCTGGAGTTTGAGGTAACTCCTCCGTCTTTAATGTCGTCTGGCTTACCTTGTCTTCTGACGAGTTCACAGCTTGGACAGATGTTGTCGGCAAGTCTGAAACGCTTGTAAGAACCGCTTTTTTGGTCGGACCGTCCAGAGGATGTGGTTTTGTCTCCGCAGGAGCAACTTGGTCCTTCGGTAAGAACAGCTTTGCTATTTGTTTTAGTTTCTGTAACATATTTCTTATATCCCTTTTCTAATGTAGGTTTTGTTATAAAGTTTTCAAACATCTTATTGATGTTATGTTTTTTGTGTCGAATCATCCAAGATTCGGCTATTTCATTCTCAACAGGGGTATCAAAGAACCAGTTAGTCATTTCGTATATGATAGAAATGTCTTCCTCTTTCTCTGACGTTTCAATTTCATTTGCTTCATTCAGGTCGATGGAGTTATCAAACTCCAAATACTTCTTGAATTCCTGATTGAATTTTTCTGCCACAAGTTGTGTGACTTCCCATCTCTCTTGACGTACAGATTCCGCCATCATTCTTTCATGTCCCTGATTACGTTTTCTGGATGATTCATTTGATGTGTTAACAAAAATCATCATCGTTTCGTAACCAAGTTCTTCGAGTTCTTCACGAATGGCAATAATATTGTATTGTTCGTTTGTTGTGCCAGTGATAATTAAAGGCTGGCGCTGGCGAATTGCTTCACGGCGGATGTCACGTGAAAATTCATACAATCTGTGTTTATCATTTAGAATTGATATTGCGGTGGTTGAAGTAATCTCAACAGCATTTTGTTCAGCAATAGCTTCACGTATGATAATATCTTTACCGGAACCTGGACCACCAGAAATGAAAATGGCTTTGAACATGCCATGATTAACATTCTCATGTATGCCCATTCCACCTCTAACATCACGGAACAATTCACGTGCATGTTTTTCTGGAACGTGGTGTGGAATACCCTGTTTGAAAGAATGAAAATCATTGTTCTGTGCATGTTCACGCATCTTTGATGCTGACATACCTTCGGTACCCTCTGCATCAGGATCACGTTGGCCAGCAGACTTTACTTCAATCTTTTTGAAATTGTACAATGCACCAGCATGGGTTCCATTGTATTGTTGAAGTTTCTTTTCATATTCAGGAATGCGATCTGAGCCAGCAACCATTATTAAGTGGTCATGACCCATTTGATTTAATTTTGCGGCATGTTGTAAAAACGTTGGATGTTCTTTACTTGATGCTTCAATATTCGCACCAGGAAAGAATCTTTTTGCATGAAGTAACTTCTTTTTAATTTCAAGTGGATTTTTCTTAGCATCCACGGAATGTGAAATGATAATATGGTGTGGAGCACCATGGTCATGTGCAATTTGTTGTACATGATTGACTAATTTTTCGTGGCCAATAGTAGGTGGATTCATACGGCCAAAGGCCATGACAACAGGACTATGTGTCTGTGTATCTTCTTCTATTTTTTGTAAAAACTTTTTCATATGTTTCTGATTCCTGCAAAGTTCCTACGAGAAAATTCTGCACGGTTAACAAACTTGTCAGACTCTTTTTTATGATGGAAAACATATCCTTCTGGATTTGCCGCTTCACCACCGTGTTCATGTTGAAATTCTTGGTGTTGATTCATTACATTAATTAAAACATTTTTTGCTTTTTGTAAATGCTGGTGCATTTTAAATAGATTATTATAATGTTTTTTGTTTGATTCTACTTTACCCAACTCATCTTTTAATTCAGACTGTTTTGCGGTTCTGTTCTTTTCAACCTTTAACTTATCTATTGCTTTATTTTTTGTTGTTTCCAACCAGTTGCTGAAATTTTTATGATTGGGTGTTTCACCTGTTCTAACAGTGTGGTTCATATATGTTTCTAAATGACCGCCTATTCCGTGATGCAGTTTTGTTCCATCGTACATAACACCACCGTGTGTGTCATGCACAGCTTGTGCGGCAGAGATGTGTTTATTAAATTCAGCACGATCTTTAGGTCCAAAATGTACTTTTGAAGTGTCCATTCTTGGATCAACAGAAAATACGTCTGAATGTGGTTTAAAGTTTTCGTGGTCAACTTCATGTGAAGCATTTAAACTTTGTGCATTTTTACCTGAATATGACAAGTGCGTCACAACACCAATCTTAGCTTTTTTGACTGCATTTGCATGTGTACCATGTGCAGTATAAGTCAGACCAGATGGATTTGGATGAAAGGAAACTCCACCACCAGCACTCTTTTTATCTTCTTGTGAGAACATCATGTCACCTTGATATACACCACTCTTAGGTGCAATTTTAGGTAAATGTTGCAATGCATCTTTTAATTTACCCACTAAACCTGGAGCATGGCCATGATTCTTTTCAATGTCAGCAGGAGTGTAGTTAATCTTTGGTGTCTTATTGAAAGCTGATTTTGATGCTACAAAAAACTTACCATTCTCTGGATGATGACCATAAACAATAGCTGGTGAACCATCATATTTTGTTGTGAGTTCAGAGGTCTTTTTACCTTGTTGAATATGTTTTGCCGCAGAAGTTAAAGAGTCAATAGCATGTTTAGCACCCTTTTCTCCGTTCTGGAGGGGTCGATCTTCCACGTGCGTGAGATGTTTAATCTGACGACTGGCACCTTCTTCGGCCGGATCTTCTTGCTCTGTTAAAAAGGTATTAAATGTTTTCATATTAATGTACTTTAGCAGGCACTACATTCCAGCCATGCACATCAGATTTGAATGCATTGCTTTTTGTTTTCGGTGAATAGTGTGCCAACGTTGTTAAACTTCCATCTTTTTCAACCTTATGTATACTCACCCTATCACCGTGTTGTGTTGCGGCATATCTTGAATTTTTATTTTTAAACACTTGATTTAGAGGAGATTCACTTCCAGGTGTAACAGTAGCATGTACTTTAGTTACAGATTCGCCTTTAGCATGTACTTTAGACCAAGGCATACTTGTCGTTGGTGTCAAATGATTTTGTAACATTTTACCTATCATACTGTGGCCTTCTTGACCGAGATTAGTTGTCAAGTGTGTTAAATGATCGTGTAATTCTGTTGATATTTTGGTTTTAACAGCTCTTGATTTCTCATTCGCCATAGATTCCAAATCAGTCAACTTTTGATCTTTTGGTTTCTTCTCTCTTGCGGAGTCTAAGATTCTTGCTCTATTTGCCGCAGAAACACCACCATACCCCATCTGCTTATGCACTTTCTGTAAACCATCTCTAGACACCTTTTCAGTATCGAGAACTCTAGTTTTATGGTGCAACATACCCTTCATATCAATAGCAGGATTCTTTGCTGTAATAACGCTAGATTTGCTTGATGATTTCAATGATAAACCTTCATAATGCGATTCATCAGGAGTTTTGGCTAGTGTTGAATTTTTTACTTCAACTGCAATGTCTGAT